ACACGCAAGAACCGTTCGAGCCGTGGGAAGCTGCGCGGCGAAGATATGAAGCCCGCGAGGGCAAAGGAGACGGCGATGGCAAGTGATATGAAGCTAATCACGGTTGACGAAATCAGGCGTATCGCGAAGGAGCACAACTTGCCCGCCGTTATCGTGCTCTGTACCGACGGAGACCGGGTCGGCTATACGAGCTATGGCCGCGACCGGAAGGCGTGTAACGCAACGCGCGATCTAGCGGAGAAAATCCTCCGGCTCATTGAACCTGATGATGTGATGTGGAGACTGCGCAACGTCCTGCAATTGGGCGAAGGGAAGCTCGGCTGAGATGGACGATGTGCGCGATCCTGTGGTTGACGAATATCTGCACCGGATGCCGCCGCACTCCCGCGATATTGAGGAAGCGGTGCTGTCGGCCGTGATGCAGGACCCGGTTGAAGCGATGCCGGCGGCGCTGGAAATGCTGTCGCGGCCGTCGTTCTACATCGAAAGCCATCAGATGATCTGGGACGCGATGGAGCGGCTGCACGCGCGCGGGATAGCACCGGGCCGTGCCGTGCTCACCGCCGAGATGGAAACCCTCGACCGGCTGGCGGATGTGGGCGGCGAGACTTACCTGATGCGCGTCGAGGCGGCGGTGCCGGACGCGTCGCAAGTGCGTACGCACTGCGAAGTGCTGCGGGAAAAAAAGCTCAAGCGCGACCTGCTCGACGAGATGCGCAAGGTTGAGGACGGGATATACAGCCGGGGAGCGCCGCTGGAGCTCCCGGACGCGCTCGACAAGATCGAGGCCGTCACGACGAAGACGGCGATGGCGCTCGACAAGAGCGAGGTCGTGACGGGCGCGCAGGCGGTCGACGCCTGCATCGAGCAGGGCTTTTACGAATACCAGGACGAGGACGGGCGTCACCGCTGGGCTAAAGTCTGGGGGTATCCCTGCGGCTTGAAGCATCTCGACTTCATCCTGCACGGGTTCCGGCGCGGCGGGATGTCGCTCGTGCTTTCTATGCCCAACGTCGGCAAGACGATGCTGCTGCTCAACATGGCGAACTGGTTCAGTTCGCACGAGCATCCGACGCTCTTTTTCTCGCTCGAGCAGCCGCGCGGGGAGATCGGGCACCGATTGTTAGCTATCCGCTCAAACGTGCGCGACGACGACCTGAGTAAGGAAAAGGGCATCGACCCGAAGGTGATGCTCGAAGTGAAGCGGGCGGCCGACGACCTGCGGGAGATGCCGCTTTACATCGATGACCGGGAACGGCTGAGCCTGCGGGCTTTCAAGAGCGAAGTTCGCAAGGCTGTGCGGCGGCACGGCGTTCACGTCGTGATGGTGGACTTTGTGCAGTTGATGGACAAGTCGGATATGCGCGAGGAGCGCGAAGACCTGCGCTACAGCACCATCGCCTACGGCATGAAGGCGCTCGCGCGTGAGCTCGGCATTCACATTTTCATCGCCAGCCAGATGAACCGCGAGGCGGTCAAGCGCTCGATCGAGGGCACCGGCCCGCGCCTGGGCGACACGAAGGAATCGGCGGGGCTGGAGGAGGCGAGCGACATCGTGCTGGGCCTGTGGAACCCGAAGCTCAAGAAAAAGGAGGAGGACGACGACGAAGCCATCAAGCGCGCGTCGCGCCTGGTCAACATCCGCGTGCTCAAAAACCGGCACGGTCCGGGCAAGGGGCTGCGCGCCGACGTGAGTATGCTGCCCGGGCGGGCGGAGATGCGGGCGGTGCTGAAGAGCAGCGATGTTGACGAAACCGACGACCTGATGAACGCGGACCCGCCGCCGCCCGAAGATGCGGAGCCGATGGACTTGGACCTGTAATGCCATACACTCAAAGACACTGGGGTTGGCAGGACCACGAGCCGGCGGTCAGCCTGTCGGACAACGCCTTTAGGCTGCTGCCGCACCTGACGGACAACAAGCTGATGAACCGCGCGGCGCTCTACCAGGCGTCGCCGGAGACGCTCGCGGCCATCGCGCGCATGACCGTGGACGAGGTGAACGAAGCGGTGACGGAGCTTGTGGACCGCGAGATCATCCTTTACGACGAGGATACGCGCTGCGTGTTCGTGATCGACCATATCGCCGATAACTTCTTCAAAGAAGAAGGGCAGTTGAAGCGGGACTCAACGGGCCTGGGGCTGATCAAGGACCTGCGGCGGTGCTCGGATATGTCGCTGTATCCGCGAGTGCTGGAAGTCTACCCGGAACTCGTGGAGCTGGTGCCGAAACCGGAAGTTCCCCGGCGGGCGCGCCTGAACGGGAAAAACGGGCAATCGGGCAAGCTGCAATTCGACCCGAAGCCGCCGCCTGAGCCGCAAGTCACGGAAGCCGAGCAAAAGTACCTGGCGCTGCGCGACCGCGTGAAGCCTGCGCTCGTGAGCATATACGACGGATGCGCGGCCATCATGCAGGAGCACTCGCGGCAGCCGCGAAAAGCTAACGACTTCAACGGGATGGCCGACGACCTGCGGGCGATACGGAAGGTCGCCGAGAACACGAAAGGCATAATCGAGCACGTGCTGCCGGCGCTGAAGGCGATCTACGTCGAGCGCCGCGAATATATGCAGTACTTCACGTCGGGCAATGGCCGGATCGATACACTAAGAGGCCTGGCGGCGAAGTGGAGCGACGGCACGATGAAGGCGGTAGGGCTGGTGAACCGGTATCTCGCGGGCTGCGACCAGTGTCAGGTCAGCGATGCCGAGCGCGCCGAGGAGCTCCGGCGGCTGAAGATTGAGTACCGGGAGCTGAAGCAGGCGCCGGGCGTTACCGAAGACGAGCTCGCCGACGCGCGCGCGCGGATCGCCGAACTGGAGGGCGGCGGTGGGTAAGAAGGACGCGCCAGGCCGCAAGCAGGTGCACTCGTTCGCCAACATGGCGCGCGTGGAAGCGGGCAAGGGTATCGCGTCGGCTGACGCGCTGCCGGGACCGGAAGACTTAGACCATTACGAACGGCTCTGTAACGCGCTGCTGAAGAGATTGTACGTCCTCTATCCGAAGACTCCCTGGAAGGTGGATGCCTGGCGGTGTAAGCGGCTGATGCTGGAAAGCTACAGCGAAATCCTCCAAAATTTGCGGGGGCGAAGGATACTAATTGTGATGCGCACGGTTGAGAGAGCTGTGCGGATGGTGGACCGGGACGCGAAGGCTATAATGAGGGAGATGCTCGGTGGAAGAAACGCTCGATAAGCGGCTAAAAAGACTGGGGATTGTGGGTTTCGAGAAGTACTACGAAGTACTCCGCGAGGGCAAGGGCCTGCGCGTGCGGCTGCCGAAGGCGGAGCTGAAAGCTGACAAGGGATTTCTGGACCGGGTTTTCGGGCACCACCAGTTGACGGTGCTGCAGGGCAAGGGAAAGCTCGTGCACCGGCGGACGGTGGAGAACCCGGACGACTGGGTTTTGGAGTATGATGTGGTGGAGGTGTGATGTGTACGCAGAGCGAATACGGGAATTACGCGACATGGTGGAGAAGGGCGGGCAAATTAGATTGTCGTCTGCCGAAGTAAGCGACCTTCTCAATGCAAAGGAGCTTATGGCTGTTCCGCCACCGGTTGAACTTGCTGCTCTCCAAGCAGAGGCCAAGCGGTTACAGAAGGCTCCGATGGATGATGACAACAACACGGAAGTAAACGAGGATGTGATTCGACGGCTGGGCGTGCGTGGCTTGAGCATGGGCGTGAAGTATACGTTGATGACGGAGTCGGAACGGCTGGCCGCTGAGAGTGCTGACGGGATGCAGATGGTCACCGAGGACGGCGTGCAATTTGTAATCCCGATGGAGACGGTAATTCAACTTGTTGAGAAGATATACGGCTACCTTCTGGAGAAACTGATTATAGTAGGTTGGGAGGACTATGAGCGGAAGCACGTTTTGACGGTGCCAGGGGAAGATGCTTTCTGCCTGAACTATAGGTTGCGCCCGCGAAAACCGCCGGGCAAGGATGCATAATGAGAAAAATGCCCAATGACATCGAGCGCGGCATCTGCCGCTGGTTGAGAAGGGTCGCGGCGGGACTACGCTGGTTCGGCGCACCAATCGCACAGAAGATACGTATCCTGCGGATATTGTTCTACTTATATCCCAAGGCTAGTATTGATGCCGCAAACACGCAGGAACGATGCGATGATATTCTATCGGGCAAGCATCTTTCTGGCGACTGACCGGCTGACGACTGATGGCTGTATCCCTTGACGCCCACCGGGCAATCGGGATATACTGACCGTGATGTGTTGTACCTCCAAGTTCAGCGCATCAAGCGGGGGGCTTCGGCTCCCCGCGCTGTATCCGGGCAAACGCGATGAGAGTTCTAGCGATAGTTCTGGCTGTGCTGTTGATAACATCCGGCGCCGCGAACGCTGCGGGCCGGCCCGCGACGCTCGTTGAGATCACCGACGGGGATACCATCAAGGTCGAGTATGCGGGCAAGCGCGAATCCGTGCGGCTCATCGGCGTGGATACGCCCGAATCCTGGGCGCGGCGCGGCGGGAAGTGGCTGCACGTTGACGAGCCCTACGCGTCGGAAGCCGCAGACTTCCTGGCGGCGATGCTCGACGGGCGAGCCGTCACGCTGACGTTCGACGCGGGCGAGCGCGACCGCTACGGGCGGCTGCTGGCCTACGTCTGGGCTGACGGCATCTTCGTCAACGCGCAGCTCCTGCGCTGGGGCTACGCCCGGCTCTACATCGTGCCGCCGAATTCCGCGCAGGCTGAACGCCTGGCGGCGGCGGAATCCGTCGCGCGGGCTGAGGGGATAAACGTCTGGCCGGGCGGCGCGTAAAATACCGCGTGAAACGCCGCGTGAACCGACCGCGTGAAACGCCGCGTGAACCGACCGCGTGAAACGCCGCGTGAATTGTGCAAATTCCGTGCAGAAAACGGGTCGGATTCCGTGCAGGCAAATCTCAACGCGCCGTCGCCATAGCGCTATGGCGCGTCGGCGACTAGGTCTCAGAATGGCATGGCTTCCAGGTCGTGGACGGGTCGTTTCGGCGCGTGGCGGGCGATTGTGCAAGCCGAATCCGGGCCTACTCCGCCGAAGTAGCTTCGGCTACGAAGGCTGGACGGATCGGACGGATTCACGCCGAACGCATCCGGCGTTCAAGTTCGGCGGCTGCATCGCGCATCACGACACGGGCGCCGACGTCCTCTGCGCTTCCCATCACGGCGTTGATAACTCGCAGCTTCCGGTCGCAGCGTTCTAAGATGAACTCGTCTAAGGTTCCCGGCGCGTAGCTGTAGTATGCGGTCACGTCGCGGGATTGCCCGATGCGATGGCAGCGGTCCTCAGCCTGCAGGTGGACCGCGGGCGACCAGTCGAATTCGGCGAACACGACCGTATTGGCGCATTGCAGGTTCAGCCCCAGGCCCGCGACGCGCAAGCTGGCGAGCAAAATACGGCTATCGCCATCCCTGAACTCAGCGACGGCTTCGGCGCGCTCAGCGTTATCCTGGTGGCCTGTAAGCGGCATCGGGTTGTAGGCCGCGAGCTTTTGCGTGTAGCCATGGATCGCGCCCTGGTGGTGGGCGAACAGCACCACTTTGCGTGTGCTGTCGGCGTCCAGCAGCGTCTGGAGCCATTCAGCGAGCGCGGGCACTTTGAGCAAACCCGTCGCGTGGCGTTCGCGCGACAGCGCCGCCATAGAGCGGGCGTTGCGTTCGGGGATGCTCAGCTCGCCGTCGTCGGAGTAGTACTGCGCGGCGATCTCGCGCATGTGCTTGTCGTACTGCGCGCCGTCGATGTCGACCGCCTGGTGGTGCCGCAACTTCGCCGGAAGGTCGGCGCCGACGTCGGACTTGGTGCGGCGGAGCATCACCTCACGCGCCAGCAATTCTCCGAAGTCCTTCGGGCGCACCATCGCATACCGGCCGTGACTCAGCGGGTAGAGCCATTCGCGCGAGAATTCAGCGAACTTGCCCAGCAGGTCGGGCTTGATAGCGTGCAGGATCGGCCAGAGCTCATCGCCGCGATTGTAAATCGGGGTACCGGACAGTCCGACGGCGTAGCGCGGTGGGCTATCGGCAAGCATTCCCTTGATTGCCGCGAACCGCGCCGTCTTGCGGCTGCGCAGCGCCTGGACTTCGTCGAGTATCAGCGTGACGATGCCGCGCCGGGCTAAGTCGGGCGCGCGGCCGGGCGATGCGAGGTGGTTGTTGGTTGCTGGTTGTTGGTTGTTGGAGCGGCGCGCTTGCGCGCCGAAGCCTCGGCGAAGGCGGGGGGATAGCAGGTCATAATGGGCAAGGTAGAAGTCTGCGGCCGGCAGCGGGCGCGATGCCAGACCTTTGAGCCGGTGGCATCGCGGGCGGGTTCCGTCGGAAAACCGGATGAACCGGGCAATCTCAGCTTCCCACTGGGTTAGCAGCGCCGACGGCGCGAGTATCAACGCGGGCAAGGAATCGCCGGCGGCGGCGATGAATGCCAGCGCCTGGATCGTCTTGCCCAGGCCCATATCGTCGGCCAGCAGCGCCCGGCCGTCGCGGGCAAGCATGAAGTCGACGCCCGCCGCCTGGAACGGGTAGAGCTCGCCGTTGAAGTGCGGCTGACGCGGGGCGGGAAAGTGGATTAGCGCCGTTTGCCGCCCGCTAGGGCGAACCGGTATCACCGGCTGAACCGACGCGGGCGTTCGGAATAATGTGGTCTGAGCTTCCATGATGTACCTCATTTCCGGGCGTTCCCGGTTCCCCGGCGCGGGTCCTTCAGCCCGCGCCAGGCTGGGCGCGCTGAGCGGCTAGGTGCGAAGGCCGAGCTCCATTTCTCCGCCATCGTTGGTGGCGGCGTAAACATGGCGCTCATACTTCGTCAAGCCCTCGGATGCGCACCGCAGAATGTGTGCGGCATCTCCTATCGCGCTATGCTCGAGACCGTTGAGCTCGTCAAGCGCGTCCTGGCGCTCAAACCCGTCACCGTTGAACAGCAACAGTTCTATCCCTTCCGCGAGTTCGCGGGCAGTAGTCAGGATGTCGCTTCGGGTTCTGGTTGTCGCTTCCATATTCGTCTCCTTGTCACAGGCTCAGGTCTACCGAGACCTGGCATAGCCCAGGCCACCGAGTCGGACGGCGGCGCTGAGCCTGCGCTACCGGTGGAGCTGGACGGCGGTATTCTCAAAGCACGCCCAGCAAAGCCCGGTGAGGCTGTCAAGTTCATCGGGCGCGAACTTGCGCGCGCAGCTCCGGCAGTGGAGCGGGCCGGGCGGTTCGGGAACTTCGAAGTCTGGAGCTTCCGGTGTGGATTCGCGTTCGACGGCGGCCTGGCAGGCCGGGCAAAGGTTGGTATCGAGGTCGAGCGTTTCATCGGGGAACTCGCGCCAGCATCCGAAGCATGGCCAGAGCTTCTCTAGGGGACGGCCCATTTCGTCGTACGCTTCCCGGTAGTCGTCGCGCGCCCGGGCGATAAGGCTCTCAACGTAGCGGTCGAGTTCGGCATCCTGGTCTGTCGGGCGTTCAACCGGCGCGTGGTGGACGGCGGGCAAATCGGGCAAATCGGCAATGCAGTCGAGAAGTGACGCTTGGCCGTAGATGGTGCCCTGGCCGGGTACCTGGCGGATCCGGCGGCGGGTCGGTTCGCTTGTGCAGGCGAATTCCCGGCGCGCATCGGCGGCGGTCCTGGGTTCCGGTTTGGTGGTGGTGGTGCTCATGCCGCGACCTCACTTTGCCGATTGCACAGCGGGCAGGATTCCGACCGGGTGTGGACGGCGCGGGCGACCTCAGGATCGGCCAGATCAGCCAGCACGCGCTTGACAACCTTCTCGAAGTCGACGCGCTTTTGCCGGTCGAGTTTTGCGGCGGCGCGTTCGATCGCTTCAATTTCCGCCGGGTCCTCTTCGGTGTTTAGCAGTGAAGTCTGAGTCATTGCCGGCGGCGCCGCCATGAGCTGGCGGGCGAATTCATCGCAAAACAGCCGGAAGTCGGCGGGCTGGAATTTCGGATGCTGGGCCTTCTCGCGGATGTAGGCTTCAGCGAGACGGCGCATCGCGCCGGCGCTGATCGGATGCTCGCTTATCATCGCGACCGTCTCAAGCGGCAAGCGGCCATCGGCGTACCATTCGCGGATAACATCCGGCGCATCGGCAAGCGCCGCGTACTTCCGGGCCGTCGCGACCGTCACGCCGATGTCGCGGGCGGCTGCGGCGGCGGACTTGCCGTCGGAAGTGAACAGGGCGAACAGGCGGCCAAGCGTCTCCGGCGAGTCCTTAGCCCGGGCGTTATTCGACGCTACCTGGACGGCGAGCCGGTCGGCGTCGCTGGTGAACTCGACGACGATTGCAGGGATGGTGGTAAGGCCCAGAAGTTTAGCAGCGGCGAGCCGGTGATGGCCGTCAACGAGCTCATACTTCCCGGCGCTGAGTTCGCGTACCTTGACCGGCTCGAACAGCCGGGGATCGTACGCATCGGCGATTCCCTGCACGATTACAGCATCGCCGATAGGTACGTCACTGATGACCTCCCGGTCCCGGCCCGCGTATTGCCGCGCCGTGATGGAATCCGGGGGGATGCGAAGTGTAGAATCGTTCATATGTGTTGTACCTCCAACTATATTTTACCACGGATAGCGTCAAGTCGCGAACCCGTCAAGCCCAGCGGCGATGCGAGCTGAGCTCATATCGGGATGCGTTGAGGCCGCTCCCAGAGCGAGCTCCCGGCAGGTGAGAATGCGCGCGTGGTGGATTGAAATTCCACATCGCCGACTACTGCCAAACCCAGTGATAATGCGGGTTCGTGGCATTCGGGAAGCCGCTCTGGGACTGGGCGCGGCTGCTGTCGGGAATGCCGTTTTCGCGGCGGCCGGTTTGCGCGTGACCCCATACCAGCACGCTGGCAGAATGCTGGTAGCGTGCTGGCAGAATGCTGGTAGCGTGCTGGTAGGGTGCTGGGTCTGTATTGTAGTGTACTCTTAGGATAGGAATCTCTGAGTCTTAGTCTGTAGTGATATAGATATGGGTGGCCGGGCGGCAATGGGCTGAAATACCTGGGGGGGGCGTGGCTGGGCGGCGTGGTAAAAGAGCCGGGCCTGGTCGGGATGCCAGCTCGCGCGACTCGGGGACGGGATTCGCGGCCATCAGATATAGTCACGGTGGCGGTTCGCTGGATCGGCGGCGGCCAGGCGGCGAGGGGGGATACTTTTCCTGGCGCGCGGCCGCCCCAAACGCAGTCTGGGGGTCTTTGCATTACAGCGCCTAAAAGGGGGGTTTTTACGGCCACTCCGCCGCGCGTGCGCGCCCTGCGCGCGCGTGAGGGGGCTGTGGTGCCATCCTCCTCGCCCCGCCCGCCCTCCCGCGAGGAGAGACGGCAATCGGGAACAACGCCCGCCCAAAAGGGAGGAGCCCGGCGATTGGGGGGCTTTGGCGGTACCGCCCGGCGGAAGGACGGCTTGATCAAGGGGAGACGTTGCCCCGGCGGCGAGCTCGGCGGACCATCACCACCGCCTTGGTCGCGTTGATAAGGTTTTACCTGGGCTGTTGATTGTTGATAACTCGGACGCGCCACAAAAAAGGCCGTGAAGGACTGCTTTCTGTGTTTACGATGAGGGGCTTGGCTCAAAATTAGCGTCCACTGGCCGCCGCGACTCGGCCGTCAGCTATCGGCTATCAGCCATCAGCGGGAGTGGGATGGTCGTCGGGGATGGCGCGGTCGGGTTCCCAGATGCGGACGTAGGTGGTGTAGACTTCGCGCAGGACGCGCGGGAAGGGGCTGCGGTGGCCGCTACGGCCGTATTTGTGCCAGTTGACGTGATGGGCGAATTCGTGGAGCAATACTCCTATAGTGGGGGGCGCATCGGTGTTGAATAAGATTACGTCGTTGTTGTTCATCCGCCTGCCGTTATGGAAGCTTGCCGCCCTGTCTTCTAAACGCCGGGCGTATTTGGCTAGGCCGCCGCTACGCCGGATGGCTCGCGCTTCGTTGAGTAGTTGACGGACGCAGGCGACGCTTTCGGACACATATTCGCCGTCTGCCCGCCGGCCGAGATCGGCGAAGCCAACTCCGGGTCGTGACACTTTGAAGTGCGCAACGAGGGGATTGAGGAGCTGTAGCAGCACCGCCGTATGGGCGTGCTTCATCGGCTCGAACGCCCAGGGATGGGCGCTTTTTTCCCATTGGTATATTTTCAGGTAGGCCATTTCGGGGTCTCGATGATGCGTGTGGCGATCCAAGATGCGACGGGCACAGTCACGGCGTTGCCGAGAGCGCGGTAGCGGGGAGCATCGGGAGGGTCGTCTTCTAGCAGGGTCCAGGCGTCGGGGAAGCCCTGTAGGCGTTCGCATTCTAGCGGGGTCAGTCGGCGGACGGTGAGCTCGGTGACGATCGACGGTTTGCTGAGCGGGCGTACGGGCGCGGATGAACCTTCTCGATAGTTGTCGCCGCGCGCGGTGTTCGATGCGCTGGCGGTGAAGCCCGCGACGTAGTTGTCCATCGTGGGATCGCCGCCTTTGGCCTGGTGACCGATTACGGGCTGGGCGACTATCATCTGGTGGTCTCCTTGTGGCTTGACGGGCCGGAGTGAACCGCTGCCCTCTTTCCAGCCGAGAGTGCCGCGTCCGCTCATGCTGTTTTGCTCGAAGCTTCCGGCGATGAAGGTTTCCTGTTGCTCTTTTGCTCTTGCGCCGCCAGAGCGCGCATCAAGACTGTAGGCAACGTCCGTCCCCGGCTTTCTGCCCTTCGCAGTATGCCCGCGCAAGCCTTCGGGGATAAGTAGTACCGGTCGTGCGGGCGGCTCTCCAAGATGTCCGATAAGAAAGATGCGGCGGCGGCGTTGCGCGACTCCGAAGTGCTGGCTGTCCAGCACTGCCCATTCCACGAAATACCCGCATTGCGCCAGCGCGGACAGGATGAGGGCGAAGTCGCGGCCTCCGTTAGAGCTAAGCAGTCCGGGAACATTTTCGAGGACGCACCATCGGGGTAGAGTGCGTTCAAGTATACGGATAAGCTCCCAGAACAGGCCGCTTCGCTCTCCGGCGAGTCCGGCGCGCCGTCCGGCGACGCTGAGGTCCTGGCAGGGGAAGCCCGCCGAGATGACGTCAACGGGTTCGAGTTCGCTCGGTTTGATTTCTCTGATGTCGCCATATCGCTGTACCTCCGGGAAGTGTGCCTGAAGGACGCGGTTGCAGAACTTATCGTTCTCGATCTGCCATGCGGACTGCATCCCCGCACGTTCGAAGCCGAGGTCGAAGCCGCCGATGCCTGTAAAAAGAGAGCCGTGCTTCATTCCGGCTCTTTCTCCTGCTGGTCGCTGGCAGCTGATGGCTGGCCGCTGAACCCGCCGGCATCTTCGATGTGGCGGGTAAACAGCGGTGTGCCTTCGCGCTCAATGCGCTGGCGGGCTAGTTCGGCGTATTCCTCGGAGATTTCGATGCCGATGTAATCGCAGCACAGATGACGGGCAGCGAGAAGGTTCGTGCCCGAGCCGCAGAAGGGGTCGAGGACGGTTCCGAATTCGCGTACCCACCAGCGGACGAAGTCGAGGGCGAGCGAGAACGGCTTCTGGGTCGGATGCGCCGTGCGCTCGTTTCCGGCGACAATGGGACGCGTTCCCCAGTCCTTGTGCTGACCGCGTTCGTAGTTGTAGGTATTATCGCCGGGCTTCTGCCAGATGCCCGCCATCTCCCAGCCGCTCTGCCAGTTGACCTTGCGCGCCTGGGGAACGGGATTGAGCTTGCAGTCGGCGTAGTAGTTGCGCAGCTTGTATCCCTCTTCCTTGAGAAGGGCGCTCAGGAAGTTTATGCGGTCGCGGTCGAAGTAGCTGATGAAGGTGCCGCCGGGCTTCAACACACGGTCGCACTCAGATACCCAAGCAGCGGTGAACTCCCAGAAGTCACGCTCGGACGCGAACACATCCCAATCACCGAACTTGTGGCTGATGTCGGGTCCTTTGAACTTCATCTTGTTGCGTCCGCGCGTGATGCGGACTTCGTTGGAGATACCGTACGGCGGATCGGTGATTACGGCGTCAATGCACGCGGGCGGTAGCTGCGGCAGCAGCTCGAGGCAATCGCCCACGAGGATGGTGTTGGTCGGGACGCTAGTCATTGGTTGTTGGTTTTTCGTTGTTGGACAGTGACTTCAAGGACTCCAGCAGGCGTTCGGTGGCGCGCAGTGCCGCGTCGTCGGCATGGTATCCTCCGGTGAAGACATCGAGGGTATAGGCAAGGACATCTCGTAGAGCGTCGAGGATTTCGGGATTTCTGACGGCCGCCTGCTGGAGGCATGCCTGCTTGAGCGCTTTTCTGAGCTTCCAGCCAGAAATAGCGAGCTTGGGCTTGTCGATGAGCTGTGCTGCGAGTTTGGCTATTTCTTCGAGGTCGGAGGCTCGGCGCTCCTTGTCGCGGAGCGCGCTTTCGAGTTCGCCCATGCGTTCGCACAGGGCGTCGCCCAGCCTCTTCAGGGCGTCTTCTTCGGTGAGGTATCTACGAGCGATGCGCTGGCGGCGCGTGGGCTTGCGGGGCTTGTAGTGCGGCACACCGCAGGGCTGGATCGCGAGCTTGATGAGGAGCTCCGTGTTCGGTTCGCCCGCCTCGGTCGTCGCGCCTTTGGTGACGCTCCAGGAACCGGTCTTGCCCAGCACTATCAGGCCGACCTTGTCGGGCACTTCGGTGCGCTTGATCAGGCCGGACGGCGCGGCGAAGTAGAGCCGGTTGCAGTGGTCGAAGTACTTGAGGTACTTGCCGTCGTGAACGTCGTGCTGGAAGTCGGCGCGCGATGCCTTGACTTCATAGATCGTGATGCGGGGATTGGTGAACGATGCGGCCATAGTGAGCACGTCGGCGCGGGGAGTGCCTCTGCCATAGGGCGAAAGGTACACGCTTCCGAGCGGTATCTCTCCCCAGACGCGGAACTTGTCCTGCGTGCGCAGGTGTTCATATAAGCTGATGAGCAATTCGCGGTGGTTCATGGTTCAGTCCTCAGTTCAAGACGGGCACAGCATGCTGTGCCCCTACGGCGGGCCGCTGGTTTACTGCCGGCCCGCCGGGAGGAATGCGCAGATGGCCTTTTCGTTTGCGTAGATTACGCGCAGCTCGTCGCGCTGGGCGTCGGTGAGGATCATAAAGCCCGCGCGGATGTTGGCAAGCGTGAGCATTTCGAGCTCCTTGAGCTTCGCCATGTGCGCATCTACCAGGTCCTCGTCGATGGGGAAGTAGCGGTCTTCGTGCTTGTCCATCGCGGCTACCGCCGCCGCCGCCGCGTCGCACTGGGCGGCAAGGGTCAGGTACTGAATACGGTGTGTGTACTGGATAAATGCGAGCTGCGACCTCTGGTCGGCGGTGAGTTCCAGTGTGTCGGCGTAAGCCGTCACGCGCGTGAGGATTTCGCCGCAGGCGACGGCTCCTCGACCGTCTATCTTGTGATTTCCGTGCATATTAGGTCTCCTTGTTGTTGGTTGCTGGTTTTTGGCTGTTAGTCCCAGAGAAGCGAGCGGAAGTCGCCGAAGCCGTCCTGCGGCGGGTTGTCGCTGCCGTCCCAGTAGTCGGCGGGCAGGTGGCTGCCGGTGAGCCGTTCCCACTGGTCGGCGTTGAGCCACATCAACCCGGTGCGACAGGAAAAGTGGAAGGGGGGCGTGTAGGCGGCGTTTTGCAGCATCTCGCGCGAGACGCAGGTTCCATGCAGCGGTCGGCAGATGTCGCTCGTGCGGTCGTCGAGGATCACCAGATACTGCGCGCCGGGAAGCACGTCGGCGAATTCGGGGTTCATTCCCGCTTCGACGGTGGCGAAGTTGTAGGCGCGCATTACGTTTACCCGGTAGACGATGCCCATGTGGGTCTCGGGCGTCATGCGCAGCGTTGCGTTTCGCAGGTCGGGCCAGTGGTCGCGGACGTGCTGGGCAAACTCGCGGGCTGTCCAGCCGTCTTCTAAGGCGCGCGCCATTGCGGGCTGCACTACTTCGCGGATGTAGTCGGCGGTAAGTCCCGACACGTAGAAGCTGCGCGAGCGGGCTTCGGCCGATAGCAGCTCAAACTGGGCGCGGCTTACGGGCGTGCGGGATGTGAGGTAGAGCGCCGCGTACTCCTCGTCGGTGAAAAGCGGGTCTTTTTCTTCGAACTCGGCGTAGCGGGCGAGGGCGGCCCTCCGTCGCATAAAGCTATGGAGGGCGGCCCTCCGTCGCATAAAGCTATGGAGGGCGAGGCGGTAATCGGCGATTATGTCGCGCAGGTGGGCGTCCTCGTCGACGAACCCGTGCACGTTGCCTGAAAGGATGGAGAGCTTCACGCCGTCACGGAAGGCGCCGGTCGTGAAGTCCCAGTAAGGCAGCATTCCTTTAGCGTCGGCGAGCGTTCCGGCATCCTCGATGAAGTCCGCGAGCCTGAGATAGTTTGAGCCGTACGCGGCGCGGTAGCGGGTAATCGCCGCTTGCTCGATGCGCGGCACGATGGCTAGTTTCGGGTGCGCGGTCTCTGGGGAGTTGTTGGTTGCTGGTCCCTCCGTCGCTGAAGCTATGGCGGGCAAGTGTTGGTTGTTGGACGGAGGGGTCATTCAGATTCCTTCGGCCGGGCCGGCCCGCGCTTTCCGCCGGGCTGGCCGCCGGGCTGGCCTTCGGAGGGATTGCCCCAGGGCGAACCGCCGCCGTGTGCCGTGGGCGGCGCTTTGTATTCGTCCTCGGGGGATTGCGGTTCGTTCAGGTGCAGCTCTTCGCGTATCTGCGCGTGAGAAAGCGGATAGCCCATTTGCGCCATCCGGGTGAACACTTCCAGGCGGGTGCGCTGCTCGGCTGCGGCTTCGGTGCGGATAACGAATTTGGGATACAGGCGTGGCTCGGCGAAGTTCAAGTCGACGAGCCAGGGGATGAGCGTGTTGTTCCAGAGCTCGGATTCGGCGCGCGCGTCGTCTTCGCGAATATCGCTGCGCACGCGCTGGTGGATGGTGGCGGCACCGTACGACGCCTCCATGGTTTCGGCGGATACGGCCAAGCCCAGTATCGCTTTGGAGGTCTGGCGGTCGCAGGCTTCGATGAAGGGGCCGTACTCGGCTTTGCCGCTGCGGCGGGCCTCCAGCAGTTCAACGATGAAGTTCTCGGGAACGGTTAGCCCGGTTTCCTGCTGGATGGAGCGTATGATGTCGTTGATGTCGGCTTTGTCCTTAGCTGAAAGGTTTCCTTTGGGGGTTTTGACGTAGACCGTCGGGGACGCGAATTTGTCGGCGAAGATGGCCCAGAATTTGAAGCCCTGGCGTTTGAACCACGAGTAGAAGAACGCCATGGCCAGGGCGGGTATCCCGTAGGGATTCTCGTAGCGGCGGTAGGGCGAGAACACGAGAAACTTCATGTCGCGAACCGGCTCGCCCTCGCTGTCGGCCTCTGAGCGCAGGATGCGCAGCTTATTGCCGGTGTCGAACTTGAACTGCCTCAGCGGGCGGTGCAGTAGCCGGCGGGGACGCCAGAACTCCGAAAGGTCCCAGTCAATCTCCATTACCGCCAGGCCGAAGCCGATGGCGTCGAAGAGGTTGCGCCGGTCGGCATAGAAGCCGCCGTCTCCCGGAATGCGCCAGCCGAAGCGGTTGAACGTGTCGGAAATAAAGTTCGCTATCATTTTCGCGCGCACGCTGTCGTCGGCGGGTTCAATCAGCCAGGGGAGGCTTATCAGCCCGGCGGCGCGCACGCGGATGCAGTCGCTCAAGTGCGGATCGAGCGTCAGCATCTCTTCATAGAGACCCCACGGATAGTCGAATTCGGCGTTCTGCGGCGTCTGCTTGGCTAAGATGATGTCGGGATTTTCGAGCAGGCCGCCGAAGGTGGTGAGATAGCGCCAGAACTGCCGGTCAACCGGCGTCTGTATTGCGGCAATCAGACGGTCGTCGGCGGTGGTGGGGGTCTCTTTTTTCGTCTTCTTCTTCGTTGCCATAGGTTTTCCCTTCCGTTGGCAGTCACCGCCTGGAAAGGCGGCGCTACCCGGTTAGAAGCCGGAAGCGGCCTTCATGCTCTCGCGGACAACGCCGGTGGTGCGCGCTCCGGTGGGCAAGCCCGCTGAAGCCGCCGCGAAGCGCAAGCCCCAGCAAGCGAGCGCGTCGGCTATCACAAAGTCGTCGTGCTGGCCGTGTGGCGCGCCCGCCTTCATCGTGCGGCTCTCGTCGTCCCACCAGACCTCGAAGACCTCGTGCTCCTTTTTCTGCTGCTCATCGGGGATGAGGGAGATGGAGCCGTCGCCGACGAACTGCTGGTAGTTGGTGACGAGCTGGGGCTTGGTGATGCGCGTCGTGGTGAAGCGCTCGATGTCCAGGTTGTGCTGGTCTTCCAGGTCCTGGATAAACGGCTCGCCGGCGTTGTTGGTCTCGATGATGATGCGGCCGGGATATTTGGTCGTGACGTAGAGCACGCGGTCGCGCTGGGTGCTCAGCCGCCGGTCCTGGAACCGTTCGAAATGCACCTGGGCTTTGCTTTCGGCGTCGAACGTGGAGATCACGGTGAAGTCTTTGGCGTGCCCGATGTCTACGCCGTGGACATAACGCGCCGCCGGGTCGGGCGGCGTGAGTTTCGAGGTCATTATCTCGGCCCAGCCGGGGATGCCCTCGGTCTCGCCGCCCACGAAATCGGCCAGAAGCTCCTGCTGCCGCCATTCCCAGGGGACGCTTTCGTCGTTTATTTCGGCCTCGACGTCTTCGGCGGGTAGGTGGGGATTGTCGCGCGTGGTGAAATGGAACGTCGTCCAGTGCTTGCGCTCGGGGCTGTCGGCGGCGAGGTGCAGCTCGTAAAACCAGTTCTTGCGGTTGGGCGTGGAGATGAAAATGGCGAGCGAATAGGGATTGTCCATCAGCGTGGGCTTCAAGGCGCGCAGCCAGGCTTCGGCCTTGCAGCGGGCGGCCTCGTCGACGATTAGCAAATCGAACTTGCGGCCGATGAGAGAATCTATGTTTTCGGCGGTGAGGAAGTCGATGTGGCTCCCGTTTTTGAAAATGTAGTAGGCGGGCGGGCCGGTGCGGCTTACGGCCTTGTGGCGGCCGAGGCCCATAGCGTCAACGAAAGCCAGAAACGTGTCGCGGCCTATGCCCGTCGTGGAGTAGTAGGGGCATACCCAGCCGATGCGCGAATTGGGATGAGTGAGGGCGTACTCGGTGATGTAGCGGGCGCAGAACTCGGTCTTTCCGAAACGCCGCCCGGCGCGCATGTGGATCAGGCGGTAGGCGCCGGATTTCGCGGCATTATAGACCTGAAGCTGCGCCGGATGGAGCGATAGGTTGATCATCAGGCTTCGCCGGCGTTGGAAGTAAGGTTGGTCTGGTCTTTGTGCACCGGCGGGGCGGGGCTGCCGTCGGGTCGCACCGCGCTTCCCGGCGGTTCGACGAGCTCGGGCGGTCCGCCGGAGAATTCGAGCTTGCCCTGGGCTTCGTGCTCGTCGCGCGCTTTGGCCGCGTCGAGGATTTTTTTCTTGTCGAACGCGATTGCGCCGATGGTGATTATCTGTTTCAGGTCGTTGGCGGAGAGCTTTCCCAGCCGCTCAGGATCGGTCTTGAGCAGCTCCAGCGCTTCCGCCGTAATCTCCAGCGTTGAGGCGATTATTTCCTTGAGCTTCTCCTCGGCGCCCAGGTCCAGCATCACTTTGACCGAGCCGACGTAGTCCGGGTGGGCCGAGACCCAGCGGCGCAGCGTGCTCTCGGGCACGTCGATACCGTATTCCGCCTTCAGCCGCCTGGCCGCCTGGGTGTAGCGGTAAGTGGCGGGATCGGCGGGATCGGGCGCGTCCATCGCCACGAACATCACTGCCCGCTGCACATCTTCAGGCGAATAATCGTTTCCCGTGCGCGTCATGCCCTCTCATAAGTAGGTGCAGTTTGCGCGTAGCAGCCGACTGAAACCGACAGAAACCGACATTTTTGTCGGGTTCTGTCGGTATATTCCCCCAAAGTGCAGCTACTTATAGAGTGCGAGGTTGCATTCACAATTCGCTAACTAGCTGCCCGGCCAGTGTTGCGCGCCGAGAAAGGCGCACTGTCAGAATCTCGCCATCTAAACGGGCTTCAGGACAGTATCAGCGGCCCGCCGGGCAGCCTTTTTCCTTTGTCAATACGCCGCCCGGCCCCCCGTTCGCGCGCAAACGCGCGAGCTTCTCTAACGAGACCAAGCCGGGCGGCTCAGCCTTTTTCGGGAGGTCTATATGCCTGAAGTCGTGAAGTGGGAGCCGGGAAAAGCGGTACGCGCCGGAAGCTGGGACGCGGCGGCGGCGCGGGAGAAGCTGAAAACAGCCGCGACGCGCGAAGACGGGACGGTGGACTATGCCCGGTACCGCCGGGGCTTTGGCTTGGTTGACGGGGATCCCGAGAGTGAGGGCAGCTACAAGTTCCCGCACCACTCAATCGACGAGAAGGGGAATCTCACGACCGTCCGCGAGGGGCTCAGCGCGGCGATGGGAAGGCTCGGCGAAGTGCCAGCCAGCGTGCGGCGGCGGGTCTATAACCATTTGCGCGAGCACTACAAGCAATTCGACGAGAAGCCGCCGGAATACGCGTTCGAGCGATTGCGCGGAGTGCCGATCATGCGGCCGGGCGAATGGAACGGCACGCCGGTTTACGAAGACGACCTGCAGCGCCTCTCCGATAACTACGACCCGCTGATTCAGCAGGCGCCGGTGTCCATCGGGCATGAGGGATTTTTCAGCGACTCCCACGGCGGCAAGGACGCGGAGGGCTGGATCGAGAGCCTTTCGATGAAGGACGGCGTGATGGTGGCGGACATCGCCGACGTGCCGAAAGAGACGGCGGAGAGAGTGAAGGAGGGCAAGCTCAAGTACCGCTCGATAGAGGTCTATCCGCCAGCGCGAACTTCCAAAGGCTGGGAGGAAGTCGCTGGGCTGGCGCTGGTGAACCAGCCGGCGGTGACGGGCTTGGGCGAGAACGCCGATTTTCTACAAGCTAGTAGTTTTGCGGGGCGGGACACGGTCCGCATGACGTATCAATATGAGGAGGGAACGAAATCAATGACCGTGAAAGAGAAAATCGTAGAGGCATTCAACACGGTCGCCCGGCACATGAAGCTGGGCCGAGTATCCGTTGAAGATGCCTTGCCGCCGGAGGACCCTCCGGGTGATCCACCGGCGGACAACTTCAGCCGCGAGAAAGCTGCGGAGTTTGACCGTCTCCAGAAGGAGAACGAGGAGTTCAAGCGGCGCGAGGCCGAGCGGCTGGAAGCGGACTGTGCGCAGTGGGCGAGGGAGGCTGCCGAGAAGCTCAAAAACGACAAGCACATCTCCCCGGCCGTCGCGGAAGCGGGGCTGGAGGACGTGCTGTTTGCGCTGAAGGCGAACGGCGCGAAGACCACGTTTAGCCGGGCGGGCAAGAGCGAGGAGCTTGAGCTCGCCGAAGCCGTGGTCGCGTGCTTTGCCGCGAATTCGAAGCCGCCGCCGGGAGGCACGGATGCCGCCGGCGTGGAGGGCGGGAAGCCTCACGACGATGCGGGCCGGGCGAAAGCCTTCGACAAGGCGCTCGCGGAATTCAAAAAGATGAACGGTCGCCCGCCGACGGCTGCGGAGATTGTGGAGCTGGTCGGCTCGGCGACCGGAGGGGGTGAAAAGTGAGCCTTTCGATGCACACAACTTCGGCGCTGGCTGCGGTCAAGATTGAGCGTGGCCGCGCCGTTATTTTCGACGGCAATGGCAAGTTCGCCTATCCGACCCAGGACGGGGACGCCGTTGCTGGCATTGTGACCGGAGAGATCGCGTCGGGTGAAGTCGGAGACGCCTACATTCTGGGCGAGGCCCCGAACGCGATGGTCGGCGAAGCGGTTGCTATCGGCGACCTGCTGCGTGCGGTCAAGACGACCGGCAAGCTGGAAGTGGCCGCCGCTTCGGTGCTGATGGACAGCGACAACGCCAAGTCCGACATCACGTTTACGGTAACGCACAAGTACCAGGGCGCGCAGGGCGACCACATCACCGTTACGTTCACCGACGCCGGCGCCGGTAAGGCGCTCGCTATCACGGTTTCGGGTTTTGACATCGATGTCCAGTTGCAGACTGGCGGCGGCGGCGCGATCGAGTCAACAGCCGCCGAAATCGTGGCGGCAATTGCGGCGGACGCCGATGCGGCCGACCTTGTGGTCGGGGTACCGGACGACGACGGTAGCGGCGTGGTCAAGGCCATCGCCAAGAGCTACCTCACCGGCGGCATCGGGGCCTTCGCCCGGGCGATGGAAGTGGCTACGGCGGACGGCGACTATGTGAATATCGACATCTTCGGAGGTGGAGCATAATGCCAGCTGGAGTACACGGAACAGTTCAAGTCGACCGGCTGCTCACGACCCTGTCTGTGAGCCTGGCCGACGATTCGAAGAATTTCATCGGGCCACTGGTTGCGCCGACGGTGCTGATGGACAACCCCGGGGGGCCTTACCCGTTTTTCGGCCGCGAGGAGTTCAAGCTGGGAGCGGACGACGACTACGTGGCCGATCGCGGAGAGGCGAAGACCTACGAGCCGTCGATGAGCACCGACACCTACACGACCAAGGGGCACGCGGAGAAGGTTATCCTCACCGTTGCCGAGCAACGGCGGGCGCAGAAGCCGTTTGAAGTGCTTATCACTCCGCGCCTGGCGGAAGTGGTGCGGCGGCAGAAGCGGCGCCATGAAATCAAAGTGGCGACTCTGCTGCAGACGGCGGGGAACTATCACGCCAACAACCAGATCGACATCGACGCACTGGCGAACCGGCGCTGGGACGAGACCGCGGCGACGCCGCTGGTGGACATCGAGACGGCGATAGCGCAAATCGAGCTCTCCATCGGGGAGCCGCCGACGCACATGATTATGCCCCGGCTGGTTTACAACGCCTTCCGCAACGTTGCGGCGGTGCGGGCGGCCATCAAGGGCGACAAAGGCGGCGCCATCGACAAGCCGGCCATCGCCGATTACTTCGGGCTGAAGGCCGTGCTGGTGGGCGGCGGCGCGGTTGACAGCGCCAAGAAAGGCCAGGCGGCGGTGCGCGGCCGCATCTGGAACGGCAAGCACTGCATGTTGATCTATGTTACGGAGTCGCCGGGCCGAAAGGTGGCGACTACGGCGTACACGTTCGTGTGGAACGCTATCGAAGGAGCGCAGGACGGACGGGTTGTTACCCGCTGGTTCGAGCCGAACCTCGGCCCGCTGGGCGCGGATGTCGCGCGGGTGGCGAATTACCACGACGTGAAGGCCGTCGGCGTTGACGCGCCGGCTACGGGCAAGATCATCAGCGGCTATCACATCGGGAAGGTCATCGGCTAGCCATGAGCCAGTACGCGTCCATTGACGACCTGACGAACATCGCCGAGGGCGACCTGCTGGCGTCGCTCGCGGACGACAGCGACGGCACGCCGGACATCACGGATCCGGACACGGTCGCGGTTATCAACCGGGCGCTTCAAAACTCATCGGCACGAATTGACGCAGCGCTGAGGGGGCAGGGAATCTCCCTGCCCCTGCAGCCCCCGATAGACCCGTTCCTCATCGTGCTGGCGTGCGAGCTGGCGCTGCCGGAACTCTGGGGACGACGAACGGGTCAGCCGACATACCCGCGCGAGACTTCGCTTCTACAGGCGGAAGCCAACTTGAAGCGCATCTGCACCGGCGAGATGAAGGTTGAAATCAGCGGCGCGGCGGAGGTCACGCCGACCATTTCCTCGACGACGGACGCTGACGACGCGACGTTTACGAAGGAGACGCTGAAGGCGTTTTAGATGATCGGGATGAAAATAACCGTGCAGAGTAAAAAGCTCGTCCGGGCGCTGCGCGCTATCGAAGGGCGCATCGCAAACCCGCGCGTGGCGCTGAAGCTTGCAGGTGTGAAGGGTGCCGCCGAGGTGAAGCGGAATTTTCAGAAGGGATGCGACAAAGCCGGTCGCGCTTGGAAGCCGCTGACGCCGCTCACGCTTGCTTTGCGGCCGGGCGGCGGCGGCGGTGGCAAAACGCTGTTGGACACCGGGGCGCTAAGAGCTTCTATCCGTTCAGGGACGCGTGGCCCCAAGAGCGTACTGGTCTACACGAAACGTCGCGGTGCGTGGGCGCATCAGATGGGCGCGACTATCGTGCCGAAGAAGACGCGCATCCTGGCGCGTGAACTCAGCGGCGCCGGCTTGAAGACGATGCTCAAGGCCGGGCTGCGCGGCATCCGCGTTTCCCGCAACAAGATAACCGGCAAGGACTACGTCGTCTTCGGCAAAAAGGTGCGCATCCCGCGCCGGCAATTCATGTTCCTGACGCCTGCCGCGCAAAAGGTCATCGCGGATACGGTGGGCGATTACCTGATGAAGGGGGCGGCGCGTGCCTGATCCCGTCAGCAGGATGCAGACGCTCATCGAGGCCGTCGTGGCCGACCTGCGGGCCAGCAAGTATCTGTTTCCGAACGGCTATGACGGGGAGGACGGCGCGGTGAAGGCGGTCAACGCCTGGGGCGTGCGCGCCGATGTGCGAACGCCGGAGCTTGCGGTCACGCCGGGCGATGATTTGGAGACGACGGCGGGCACGGCGTTTGACCTGCAGGTCGCGGTCTACGTCGGCAAGGCCAAGCCCGACTACGCCTGGAAGCAGCTGGAGGACATCCGGCTGAAACTGAAAAAGACGCTCCTGGCGACTATGCCGATGACGCGCATCGCCAACGGGGGCGGGAAATTCGAATACCTGGGATTTTCGCGGATGCCGCCGGCGGAGATGGCGGAAAATTTCGAGAACGCCGATGCTGTGCTGGCGGGATACGCGCGAATCCGCGTTGTAATGAAGGAGGAAATGAACTGATGAAAACGAAGAAATCGGGCGCGGCGGTCTCGATGGCGGGCGCTATCGAGATAACTTGCGCCTTCGAACCGCAGAAGGCGGACCGCGCAAAGCGCTTTCCGCACACGATGCCCGATGGGACTTACAAGGTCGGGCAGATAATCCGCCAGCCGACGCCGGACGAGGAGTCGCTGGTAGCAGCAGGCTGGGCGAAGCCCGTCCGGTCGGGGGGTAAGAAATGACACGAATAAGTGCACACGAGGCTTTGCGCCGTATCGGAGACGCGAGGCTGTTTTACAAGCTGCCCGACGGGCAGGGGACGCCCGAGGATACCTGGTTCGAGCTGGGGCTGGTGGAGAACGCGCGGGTGCGGCTGGATCAGTCGATGATAGACGACCGGGGACGCTATAAGGGCGTGAGCCGGATTACCCAGCAACGGCTGAACGAGCAGAGCGCGGAGATGACGTTCGATCTGTCCGAGGTTCTGTTCCCGCCGCCGTTCAAGTACCTGCTCGACCCGGGCGGGACGCCGTCGCACACTCCTGCGACCATCGCGGAATACAAAGACAGCTTCATGCTGTTTGCCGACCGGCTGCACGAGCTGCGGCATCCGCACGACATCAAGAGCGCGCTGCCGGTGCCGGAAGGCACGCCGTTTGCGACGACCGATGCGGGCGGCGCGTTCGCGGCCAGCAACTATTCCTTCGCTATCGTGGCTTGGGCTACGGCGGACGAGAGCAATCTGGCGAACGCGAGCTATCCGGCGGCGGGCGACCCGGACTGCGTCCAGGACAACCTGGCGGTCGCGCTCAACGAGCGGGTGCTGCTGGATTGGGACCCGCCGACTGGCTTCACGCCGGACCATTACTCGGTCTACCTGCAGGACGCGGCGGCCTGGGACCCGACGAACCTGGGCATCAAGGTCGCGGAGGTCGGCGGAGCGAGTACTTCGACCATCGTGAACTCCGAAGCGTCCATCGGCGACGACCAGACGTTCACGGGAGTCGCCCCGACGCTGTTCGAGCTGCGTGACTTCAACACGGGAGCGGCATTCACCATCAATGTGGATTACGTCTTCGATGCCGTGAATGGAACCGTCAAGCGCGTCGTGGGCGGCGGCATCGACAACGGCGAGACGGTCGTGGCGGAATACCGGGCGGCCGTACCGCCGCACGTCACGACGAATATCGGTGCGGGTAAGGCCATCCCGACCTATCTTGAAATCATGCTGCTGCAGCTCGACGTGCAGCAGGGCGGCACGGTGGAAGAGGGCGTAGAGTTCTACTTCCATCGGGTCAACCCGCAGAGCGGCGGGTTCGAGATACCGTTCTCCGACAGCGAGTTCGGGGTCGGAATGTCCGCGACGATGAACCTGCACTTCGATGCCAGCCAGGGGCGCATCGGATATATGACCCAGAAGTCGCCGATGTTCGACGGTGTGGTCACGGCGGAATACTAGCCAGGGAGGGCTAGCCCGCCATAGCTTTACCCGTCTCCGCAGAAGCTCTGCTTCGGAGGATGGAGCGACGGCGGGCAAGGGACGGCATATGAACGTACTGAAAGCGTTGCGGAAACTGAATCCGCTCAATATATTCGGCGGCAACGGCAAGCCCTCCGGCACCTCCGGTGTGGCGGGTAAACCGACGCGGGCAGCCCTGGAAAGTGCGGTGGCGGCTCCTGACTTCGAGATGCAGCTTGCGCACGGGACTGTAACCGTTCGCAAGCTGCGTCACTACGAGGCCGAGGAGCTTTTCGCCGACCTGGGCAAGCTGCTGCCCGAGGCTACCGGCGAGGAAAACTGGCTCGCGGCCATCGGCGCGATGCTCAAAGGCGGCGCGGGGCTGGCGGCGGTGCCCGCAAAAGTTCGCGATCGCATCATAACGGCGCATACGGGGCTTACGGCTAAGCAGATAGGCGAGCTTTACTATAACGAACCGTACGCCATCCTGCAAGCCATCTACCTTCACCATATCCGCGAGGATGAGCTGCTGATGGATTTTTTCGCGCGCGGGGTAAGCACCCTCTTACCCCTCGTAAAGAACCTGCTCGCCGAAGTCCTCGGTCCCGAACTGAGTACGAAGCTCTTCTCCGAACCGAGCTCGGATACACCGGCCCCGAAATAGAGTCTTTGACAACCGTCAATTACGTGCTCGCGTGCGAGCTGGCCGACCACCGCGTGTTGAAGCGTTCGCTGGAAAGTGAAATGAGCCTCATTCGGGCGAAGCCGGCGGCGAACTCTCGTGAGGAATTAGACGAGCGTCGCCGGGCGCACGAGGAGCTTTCGCGCAAGCTGGAGGCTTCCGAATCGTGGTTTGCGGGCCTGCCGGACAAGAAGCAGGCTTTGCGCGAATACATCCGCGAGAGGCGAGGGCCCGTCCGCCGCCCCGGCGTAAACGGGGCTGTGGAGGGCAGGCAACGATGATTGGGCTTACGACATACAGCGGGTCATTTGGCGGCCTCTCTGTCGTGCAGCGGCGCGCGCATCACGCTTACATGGCAATCGTGGTTCTCAAACGGCTCGTTCGCGGCTTTGCCGAAAAGCTCAAGCTCGCAGGTGAGCCGGTAGTCGTCCGCTTCCTCGTAGTTCAGAAAAGCTTCCGCGAGCACGGCTCGGCCGGAAACGAAGTGCAGCGTCAGCCAGATTTCGGTGGGAAGGGAAGCGGCAACGTGAAGAGACTTCTCCGCTTGCGCGGAGGGAACACAAGTCCCAAGCATTTTAGTACTCCTTCGAACGGAATTTGTCGGGCTGCAACCCGAACGCTGAAATTATACCTCAAACTTGCGCTGCTGGCAATCGCTGTGTTAGAATCGGCGACGTTCTGGGCATTTCGATGCCTTCGAACGGAACCGGGGTTGGGGCCTCGGCCCCGGCCCTGGTTGAAAGCAGGAGGACACAATGAGACAAGCGATAGTGTTTCTGATTGCACTGGTTCTGCTGGCAGCCTGCGGCGGCGGCGGGGGCCGCGCCGCGCTTCCGGATATAACTCCGACGGTTCCCGACAACGGGCAGGATACGACTCCCGCGTTCACCGAAGCGGAGGCGAGAGCGATACTCGAAGCGGAGGTCATCGGGATAGACTGGGTAGGAACCTGGACAAGGGAGGCCGACGGTCAAGTACTCGATATATCTCTGAGGTTCGATACTATAGGTCCGGGCGGCAAGTTTATGTATACGGGCGAGTGGTACTTCGGGCAATTCGCGGGGTGGCCACGGGGAGCGGAATCAGGCTTCGGCGTTGCTGCAACCGGCGGAATTCGATTCTCCGCGGTACTCGACGGAGTTCTTCTGATTGGCGCAATGAGCGAAGGTCGTTTGAAGGGCGGGGTTTACGACATGTGGATTACGTATACCGAAAGGGAGATACGTGCAAAAGAATACCTAGGCACCTTCGAGCTGAGCCGAGAGAGCAACTAACACCAGTCCCAACGGTAACTAACTTCACCCTCTTGGGGGTAGCCCCGTGACGCGCGCATTCATCTCTAAAGATAGAGGGAGGGCTTGCTTTGGCTAGGACAACCGTAGTAATCGCCTGCGCGTTTTGTGGCCAATTGTTCTCTATTGAGCCACATAACATAAGAAGAAATGAAAAGCGTAGCGGGAAAAACTTTTGCAGTTGTGCCTGCGCGCATGATTGGCAGAGAACGGCATTCAAGGGACGAGGAAACCCCAACTGGAAAGGGGGGATATTTTTCTATCCAGATGGACACGTGGGTCGTTCGCTCGGGAATCGTAGAGAGGGGAATAAGCATCCAGCTTACGAGCATCGTTTAGTGATGCGAAAGGCTTTAGGGAGAGACCTAGAGACTGATGAAGTGATTCATCATATCAACGGTGATAAGGCTGACAACCGAATAGAAAATCTAGCCTTGATGAGGAACGAGGAACACTCGAAGTATCACAAAGATATGTCGGATGGGAGATGCGTCCAAGACGTAAAAATGCTCGTGGTCCGGGACGGGAAGCTGGTGGAGGTGAGCGCGGTTGGATAGCGTATCTCAACTTCTGGGCATTTTCATCCGCCTTGCGGGCGATAAGCAAGCCCTTGCCCAGCTCAGGAGGATGCGCGAGGAGATCGGACGCGTAGGGAAGGAAAGCGAGAAGACGACGGAAAAGGCTAAAACGGCTGCCCAGAGGCAGGCGGAGATTAGGAAGGAGATCAGGCAAACTCACAAAACCGTCCTCGATACAGGCAAGGAATGGAACGCGGGGCTCGACCGCGTCCGGCAGCGGTACGACCGGATTGCGCTCGCGCTCGCTGCCGTCGGCGCGGGGCTGGTGATGATCGGGCGCAAGGCAGCTTATGCCTACGGCGAGATGGAGCTGTCACAGCTCACGATGCAGTCGTTCGTGGGCGATGCTGAGCGGGCGAAGGATGTCTACGAGGACCTGTTGCAGTTCGCCGCGACTACTCCCGTGCAGATCGAGGAGATCATGCGCGGCACGACGAATATGCTCGCGTTCAACATGGCGACGCTGGAGAGCGCCGCCGCCGTGGACGACTTGAAGGACAAGCTGCTGCTGTTCGGCCTGGCGGCGAAGGTTAGCCGGCTGCCGATGGGCATGGAGCAAGTCGTGCGCGCGCTAAACGACCTGCGGCGAGGAGTCATTGAAATCCGGCAACTGGCGGCCATCGGGCTGTCGCGCGAAGCGTTGTCGAAAGAGGGCGTGGCGTTCGGGAAAGGCGGCGAGCTTGTCAGCGGACACGAGGAGGCGTTCGAGGCCGCTATCCGGATACTGCGCAAGCGCTTCGGGCTGCTGACCGAAGAAGTGGATAAGGCGCTGGCGACGTGGATTTCTAACATCGCCGACAAGGTCGCCATCATGTGGATGCGGATAGGTGAGGCGCTGGAGACGCCGATCCGCGACGTTATCAAAGCGCTGGTGGACTACATCACGCGGCTGGGCGACGCCATCCTCGAAAACAAGGACGACTGGCAGGCGCTGGCGAAGATCATAGCTGCGGGATTCCTGCCCATCGTCGGCCCGGTGCTCGCGTTCCTGAAAGGCTTCCTGTATCTCGCGGAGAATTCACCGGGGACGCTGAAGCTGGTGGCGACGGCTATCAGTGGCGTGACGGCGGCGCTGCTGGGTATGTGGGTGCTACAGAAAATCACTGTCCTCGTGATGGCGCTGAAGAATGTGTGGCTGGGGCTGAACGTGGCGTTCGGCGCGACGAAGATACTGCTTGCGGGCGGCCCGGGGCTGAACGTGGCGCTGGCTAATCTGGCAACTGTGGGCGTAAACCCGGTGGTGATGGCGCTTGGATTGCTGGCGGCGGTTATCGGGACCGTAATCTACCTGGTGGGCGTGTTCCGCAAGGAGACGAAATCGCTCGCGGAGCAACTGCACGAGACCGCCGAAGCGCATAGGAAAACGGCGCAGGCGCTGGAACAGCAACGGGTGAAACAGGAGACTACGGCGGAGGGAGCGCGGACGCTCACCGACCGCATAACCGAACTGCTCAAGCAGCAGCAGCTCACGCGCAGCGAGACCGACGAACTTGAAAAGTCTTACGGCGAGCTGCATAAACTGCTGCCGCACATCCCGCCGACGCTGGATAAGCTCGCGGACGCGTTCGAGAACGCGGGCGATATGGCGAAGTACCTGGGAGAGCAGAGCAAGCAGGCGCTGAAATCGATGGTAATGATGGCGGTGAAGGAACGGTTCGAGCTCACTAGAGAGCTATTGACAAAGAGAGAGGAACTGGCGAAGCGGATGGCTGAGCTGCCGGAGATAGTGCACGCTCCAGAGGGGCCTTGGCGTCCCGGTATGACGGGATATTATGAGGGTCTATTTTTCCGTCCGCTGTGGGGAGAGCCGAAGGGCAAGCCGGGCGAGCCGGGCTACACGGGCGAGCTGGAACTCACGAAGTGGGGCGAGGACTATTATGCCGAGTTGGGAAAGATGAGGGAGCTGCGAGCGGAGGTCGGTATAGCTGCGGGTGAATTCGGCAAAGCCGGGAGAACGCTCGGTACACTTGAAGTGCAACTAAAGAGCCTCGGCGAAATTATTGAAATGGGCGGGGGCATCATCCTGAAGCAACCGGAAGCGTTCGAGGACGTAAACACCAGGTTGCTGATATTTGCTCGACGGGCGGTGGAAGCGGGCGAGGATATTTCACGGACGGTGATGGAAGCTGGCGAGCCGGTGGAGAAATTCAATAAAGTGTGTGCGCGGTTTATATCAGGGCTACTCGTCACCGCTGATTTGCTAGAGGAAGTCGAGGATTGGGTGCCGACGCTGGCGGAGAAGGTCAAAAAGGCCGGAGGCGTGAGAATCGAGCCGCAGTCGGGAATGCCCGGCGATCTGGTGTTCTGGCGTGAAGCCCGTGGCCTGGTGCATGTCGGCGTTATCTCGGATGTGAAAAAAGGGCAGATCAGGTATATCCATGAGCCAGGGATGGGAGGCCCGCCCACCGAGGCTGAGTGGACACCCATATCGCCGAAGATGGAAATGTACGCGTTGCCCGAATCAATTTATCCGCTGTCGGAGTTTTACGATGAAGCGGTTGACACGGCGGAGGAGATTGTCAGCAAGGTGGACGACTGGCTGAAGGTGCTCAACGAGGAGTACCAGGCGGAGCTGCGGCGGCTGGAGGTCACATCGAAGCTGCTGCAGACGGGCCTTGATGAGCGGCAGAAGGCCGAAGAGAAGGCGGTGCTGGCGGCCAACATTTTAGCGCTGACGCGTGATTACGTGGAAAGGGGGCTGCTAGACAAGTACGACTTGATGAAAGCGGAAATTGCCCTGCTGGAAGCGCAAGGCGACGTGCAGGAGAAGATTCTGGACGAGCGTAAGGAGATGCTGGATAAAATCCTCGATACGACGCGCATTGACGAAGAAATAGAGCGCGCCCTTGAGCAGGCTAAAGCGCGTCCGATTCTGGAACAACTGGCGGATGCGTACTTCGGGGAGGACGCGCGCCGCGCCGGTGGCTATCCGACGGGAGAGGAAACGGAAGAAGGCGAGGAAGATGTCGAGGAGGGATTCACCGCGCTGGAAGAAGCGCTGGCGGCGGGCATCGAGGGCGTGGTGCGCTCCATAACTTCCGGGAGGATTCACAATCTCGCGCAGACCGTGGCGAATTCGCTCATTCGCATCGTCTCGCGCATATTCGAGAAGATGATGGAGGCCGGGAAGTTCGGAGAGGGACTGGGCGGCCTGATAAAGGGCAACATCGTGATGGGACTGGTGGCGGGCGGCATCGAAGCCATCGCCGGGCTGTTCGGCGGCGGCAAGTCCGAGCCGGTGCACACCATCGTGGACAACTGGCGCGACTTCCTGCGCAAGGATTACGAGACCGAATTCGCCATCCCCGGGCATATCGGGCTGGCGGGGCTGGCGAACACGTACGTCGATATGGCGGGGATCACGGTCAACGTGCAGCAGGGCGATGCCGACGAGATAGCGCGGCAGGTCGGGCGCGTGACGGAGGAAACCGTTAGAAGGGGGCTGGCGCCGTCGTGATAAGGATTTGGTGCAGTGCAAACATTCAGTTCACGCCCCCGGGCGCGGGTCTGGCCGAGACGCGGATGACTACCAACACGGTCAAGGTGGCGCGCCGCGACGGCCTGACGCGGGTAATCAAAGGCGAGAAGGCGGAGTACGTCGACGAGCTGCGGCTGGCGTTGGAAGTCGCGGACATGGACGTGGTGTGCGCCCCGCCGTTCGGCCCGTATTACCTCGCTAACATGCTCGGCTCGCTGAAGCAGGAGGGGGATGACCTTTACGTTATGCACCAGCCGGAGTACGCGGAGCCGGACGGGATGAGTGGCTGGCGCGACGGGCGCATTTACAAGTGCTCCATCCTGGAGCTGCCGCCGGAGCTGGCGGCGCACTTAAGCCTGAGCGGCAGCACCGGTGACAGGACGGCGCGGACGGAGGTGCTGTATCCGCTGCGGACGGTGATGGGGGCCGCGCTGCCAGCCAAGTTCATCTACACGTTGCACGTTGAAGAGGATGGCAGCTATCAAAACTACTACGAGACCGACCTGGCGGGCGACAACAACGACCTGCGCTTCTTCGCCTACGACGGCTTCGCGGCGGACGATGTCTCGATAACCTATGTGCTCATCGATCCCTGGCCTGACCCTCCGGCACCGCCTGCACCGACGGTCGAGGTTGACGGTGGTGACATCACGGTGAATATCGCTGTCACAACGACGGCGGAAGATGTGATGGACGCCGTAAACGCCGACCCGGACGCCGCCAAGCTCGTGCGTGTGAGCCTGAGGGCGGGCAACACCGGCGCGGGCAAGGTAATCGCGCTGACGAAAAAATGGGTGACTGAATGGAGCAATAATGTGGCGGTAATCGCTCTCTACCCGAACGACAGGGGATACTGATGGCATTCACGGCGGCACTCGATACTTTGCTTTCCGCGGGCGGCATGGTGCAGCGCGAGCTCATCGTGGAGTGCCGCTCCGGCTACCAGGCGTATGCCAGCGAGGATTTTGTCGAAGTGCCGGTCGTCAAGGGCGACCCGAAGATCGACCGGGGTGGCAGCCTCATCGCGGCGAAGGCGACGTTTACCGTCGTGCGGAAGTACGCCGGCGACCCGCCGCGCCTGGAATACTGGGATGACTACGACCCCGACAATCCCGTGCAGACGGGCGCTGAAGTGCGCATCAAGGCGCGGTTCAAGACCGCAGTGGGCTGGGAAGAGGAGTACGTGTTTCGGGGCTACATCGACGAGGTAGAGCCTTCTAACGAGACGCTGAAAGTCGTGGCGTACGATAAGCTCTGGCGTGCGCTACGGAGCGCCTGCAAGATAGGCGATACGGGCACGGATGCCGAGGACCGCGAAGGATACATGGAGTGCGGCATCTCGCATACGTTCAACGGGCAGGTCGCGCTTTCGCAGGTCGGAGCGACCAACCAGCTGGAAGTCGACCGCATCGCGCATCCGCAGGCTTACTACGACGACGGGGTAATCGTGTGGCGGCGCGGCTGGAAGAACTCCGGCGTGCGGCTTTACAAAAACGGCGCGGAGGTTCCGACGCGCGAGTATGAGATTTACTACGCGACGGGGATTATCGAGCTGGCGAACGCGCCCGGCGGCGCCGCCTACACCCTGGAGCAAAACGGAGACTTTACGCTCAAAGTCTACGACTATCCGGGCGCGCCGTTGGAGAACCCGCTGACGGTCGGGCGCGTGCTGACGGCGGGACTGACGTTCGACCGCATCCTGGCGGCCGACCCGGTTCCGGTGGGGCCCGCGTTTGCGGCGGGCGAACTCGACCTCTCGCCGGGCGGGACATTGAGCTACCTCGAATGGGACATCTGCAACGGGACGTTCCAGGACTTGCTCAACAAGATACTTTCAAAGAAGTTCTCGCTCACCTACAAACTTTACTACGACCCGGTGCACGACAAAATTATCGGGCTTGACGAAGCGGACTTCGCAACGAAGCGCGAAAACGTCGAGGACGACCCGCCGGTCTACGACATCCCGCCGGTGGGGGCTAAGACGAGCGCGATTTACTGGGAAAAGACGGTCTCCTGGCCGCGAAGCGTGACGGACGTAAGCTGTGCGGTCATCGCGCGCGGTCGGCATCCGACGCCCAGCGCATTGATACAGAACGCCGGGCAGATAGACGACAAACTGGAGGACGGGGTCAACTGGATCAAGCTAGACCTCGTGCCGTTCACCAAGTTCGACCAGCTCGGCCAGCTTATCGACGGCAAGATAAACGACGACGGGCACAGCGACCCGGGCGCGGGCTACGGCATCCGCAAGGACGTGAATCCCGGCACACGCCAGAACTGGCTTGAAGTGGACCTGACGGGCGCGGCGGAGAACACTCAGGTTTCTAAGATTGTCCTCTCGATGTGCCAGCTTGACGGCGAAGCGGCGCTGCCTATCCGCGTGGAGCTGAAGCCCAACGGCGGTACCTACCAGGTGGTGAGCGACGAGGCGAACGAGTACGTGATGCGCGCAGAGGAAGTCAAGGAATTTCGCTGCAACCTCATCACGCGCGCGCGCTACCTGCGCATCTCTGCGGTGCCGAGCGATCTCTTCGGCGCTGGCCGCGACGACGGCGTGCTCGTGCTGGGCGAGCTGCAGGCGTACGGCGCGGAGACGTTCTGCGAACCCGTGATGATACAAAAAGACGACGCGGGCGAGACGCGCACGTACCATCCCGACCTGCTCAAAAAATACTACGCGCTGGGCTTGCCGACCGACCTCGACACTTATGAGCTTGTGCGGACGGCGGACGACATTCAGGACCGGGGCAAGACGCTCGTCTATGCGGGATTGCGCAAGCCGCGCGCGATGCGGTTCATCAGCAACCAGCCGGACCCGCGCGAACTGCTCTACAAGACGACGGTTTTCGACGATGACTGGAACAAGGGCGACCAGGTGCCGGTGCTCATAATCGGCACCAAGCTGACGCCTGACGGCGTGGAGATCGAAGCGGTGGACATCTACAGCGACCCGCCGGTGGGAGAGTGGCCGTGAGCGGGACTGGAACCGTTCCGGAGCTTGACTTAGGCGGCGGCTTCCCGGTGAAGAGCCAGCGGGAGCTTATCGACCAGCACCTGCGCACGCGCGAAGGCGCGGAAGGCGAGCGCTCGGACAGCAGCGTCGGCGGCGCCATCATCGGCGGCGCGGGCGGCGGTGGCGGTGGATTCGTGGGCGAGCATAACGACCTGGAAGGGCGCGACGAGCCGGACTGCCATCCCGCCGATGCCATCACCAACACGCCGGCGGGCAAAGTGGCGGCTACCGAAGTGCAGGCTGCGATCAACGAGCTGGACACAGAAAAGCTGGCGCGTGACGGCACTCAGGCAATGACGGGCGCGCTCGACATGGGCACGCACAAGATTAGCGCGGTGGTGGACCCGGCGCTCGACCAGGACGCGGCCACGAAGAAATACGTGGACAACCTGCCGGGGAGCATTACCGACCTGTGCTGGTGGCGAACCTCCGGCGGTTACTATTCGATGCCCGCCACCATTGGCGCGCCGTCCGCCATGCCCTTGATGCAGGACCCCGATATACTTTTCGCGCATCCGTTCCTGAGCCCTAAGCAACTGACCTACGACCGAATTGGTATTTACGTGCAAGTGCCGGTAGCACTCAGTAATGCGCGGCTTGGCATCTATGAGGACAACGGTTCGCTATACCCGGGCGCATTGGCGCTGGACGCGGGCACTGTTAGCTGCGCGGTTATGGGCTTGAAGCTCATCGTTATCAATCAGCAGCTTCAGCCGAACAGCCTCTACTGGCTCGTGATGATAGTCGATAGCTTCGGTATAAGCGTGGTCTGCCAGACGCTGGACTACATAGTTCCCATCATTCCCAGTACAGTGGCCTACCTCTGCGGTATGGTGCCGACGCACTACCTAGCCGTCACCCCTTATGCGCCGCTGCCTAATCCCTATCCGGGAGGAGCGGTGGCGCTCGGTGCTGATTGTCCAGAAATATCGTTGAGGGTGGTGTGATATGAAAGTGAAAAAAATACCCGTTGAGGTCTACGACAGCGACGGAAATGTCATCGAGACTTTCGTCTGCGAGGTAGAAGTACGGGATAGGCCATCAACCGCTGAGCGGCTGGCGAAACTTGAACAGGACGTAGAAGGCTTGAAACAGGAGGCGATGCCGAAGTGACCGAGGATAAAGTGACCGCTCTAGCGGTGGAACTGGGAAAGGTCGGCGAGCGCGTTGACGGCGTACGCGCGATGGCGAAGCGAAACGAATGCTCGATAAAGGGCTTCGGCGAGCGCCTGGGGAGTCATGAGGTCAAGGGCGCGGAGCGCGCTGGCAAGATAACCGGCAAGCTCGACGAGCTTTCGGGAAAAGTCGCCGGGCTCGAAGTTGCGGTCCGCAACAACCGCAAGGGCAATCCCGGCAACAGCAACGGTGGCCGCTACGTGACATGGAAGTACGCGTTCGACCTGCTGTGGCGGGCGGTGTTCACCATCGCCGGCGGCGTCGGTATTTGGAAATTGTGGGAGCTCTCCTAGAGCGCCCCGCCGCCGCTCCATCCTCCGAAGCAGAGCTTCTGCGGAGGACGGGTAAAGCTATGGCGGGCAAAAGGGAGGATACATGGAAATCATTATGCAGGCAGTGTTGTTGAAGCCCCTGCTGGTCGCCGGACTGGTGCTGGGGCTTATCGTGCGAACTCTCGGCCCCTGGCTGCTGAAGGGCGCGGCTCGCGGACCGTTCAAGCCGAAGTATCACTGGAACTGGGTGATAGCGGCTGCCGTCGGCTTCGTGCCGACGGTCTTGCTGCTGTCCTCGACGGGGAACGTCTGGGGCGACCTCGTTTACGGCGCGGCAGTCGCGTTCGGGATGCAGGCGGCGGTTCGAGAGTTCATCACGAAATTGTTGGAAAAACCCGCCGCCGCATAAAGCTATGGCGGGTAAAAAGGAGGCTTGACTTGAGGAAACTTTTCATTCTGACCGTCCTGCTCGTCTTTGCGACGCTGGCTTTCGGCGCGTGCAAGGCGGATCTGGACAAGACCAAGATCGCGGGGCAGCTCGCGGGCTTCGTCTTCAACTACGCGACCGGCCAGGAAGTTCCCCTGGATGCGCTGGACGATCTGGCGATCGAGTTGTCGCTCTCGTTCGTGGACGCGTACTCCGACGAGATACCCGCACGCTATCGCGACGAGACGCTCGCGTTCGCTAAGACGATGATCCCGAAGCTCATCCGAGACTACGGCTTGAGCGGGCTGGGTCTGGGCGATGAAGGCGAAGAGGACATCATGGCTGAAATGACGCAGCGCGTCCTAGACGACTTCGAGCAGTTTCACGAGGACTACAAATGAGTAAGGTCTACCGGCCGCGCGACATGGCCGAGCTGTACGGCTGGTGCCGCAGCGTCATAATCGGTATGGGATACAGGCTCCGCGAGGGACACGGTGAGCTCAACTGCTTGGCCGTGCGGGGCTTGTATCCCATGCTGGGCGAGATTATCGTCAACGGGATGAAGCTGCCGGGGCTGACTCACGCATTAGAAGAGCTTCCGAATCGTCTGGGCGAGCACAACGATGTAATCATCGTCTACGGCCGCACGCTCGACGGCCTGGTCGTGGCGCGGACGACCCCGGCGAGTGTGGACCCGGGACGTCGCTACACGGAGCGGCCACTGCACGCGAAGGGCTGCGCGAATCTGAAAGACGGTCAGTATCCCTACAAAAAGGGCATTCATCGCGGCTATCCGGCGTTCGTGCAGGCTGGCGATGTGACGGTGTGGCGCGACCGCGACAGGGATGCGGATCGGGACGCGGGCGAGATCGAGGAGACGGGCAAGTTCGGGATAAACATTCACGCGAGCACTCGCAAGCAGGAATCCGACCCGGGCAGCGCTGGCTGTCAGGTTGTGCAGGGCGGGCGCTACGGGGATCACTGGCGGCGGTTCTACAACCTGATTACGAAGTGGGGCTTGAAGACCCGTAAGACGTTCGATTACGCCCTGGTGGACCTCAGAGACTGGCAGCGGCACTACCTTGCGGCTTGAGCGTTCTTTTCGTATTTTTCCTGTAGCGCAGCGACAAGCGCGAGTATGTCATCGGGCAATCCGAGGGTGTCTTCGGGATTTAACTCGTGGACTATCTCTCTCGGTGAGCGCAATCGTTCTGTATCCCTAATCCCACTCTCTCCGCGTTGAACAGAACGGTTTGGAGCGAAAGCGGGTAGGCGAGTGTGGATTTCTAGGTCGCCGTCGTCTTGGCGAGACTTGCGCGTGAATACCAGCTTGGAAAATACCAACCGGAGGAACTCGCGGCGTTCGCGCAGCTTGGCCTTTTCCCACCAATCGCGGAGGGCTGCCGACAGGTCGTCGAAATTAACGAGGTTGGAGAAGCCGATCTGACGCGGCCGGAGCGTGTCGCCGCCTTCACGCCGCCGCTTCAGGCTGTTGAGTTCGGCCCTGCGGCGATGAATGTACTCCTCTATCATCGCTGGCGGCGCGCCCTGCACTGATTCCGCCTGGGCTATCTCGTCTTCAAGCTCCTGCATTCTCTGGGCGATCTCGCGCTTTGCGGCTTCACGGGCGCCGGAGTGCTTGTCGAGCATCTCAGGCAGTCCGTGGCAGAAGAAGCGTTCCAGATAATCGGCGGAGAAGTACTCGTTTAGCAGGCGGCGCTCGACCAGGGAATCGAGTACCGAGACCTGGACTTCGGTGGCGGGACACTTGTTCGTGTCCTTGAGCTTTTTGCCGTTACAGCGGTAGACACTACTTGCGCCCGACGGGACGGCGTGCATTCGCCGCCCGCAGATGCCGCATTTCAGCAGGCCCGTCAGCAGCACTGCGTTGCGCAGCGGGACGCGTTCGCCGCGCTCGATGATGTCCTGGACTTTGAAGAACGTCGTCGGGTCAACGGTCGGCTCGCAATAGTCCTCTATTATCTGCCAGTATTCCTTCGGCCTGAACCGCTTATGCGAAAGATTGTCGGGACCCGGCTTGGCGAGCTTATTTTGTGCATACTGGCCGATGAACATGTAATTCGCCCACATAGCGTACTTGAGCGTGCTTTCGGCAAACGGCTTTCCGGGAGTGCCGCGCACTTCGCCGGAGCGAAGCCGGATGCCGGGCGAGAAGACGCCGCGCTCAGCCAGCCAGCGGGATAGGCCGCCGAAGCTGCCGCCGCTGGCGATGAAATCGAACATAGCCTGGTGATGTTCGCGGGTTTGCGGATTCGGGATTACGCGGCGGGACGGCAGGCCGTTCTTGCGCAGCACCGGGTGGCCGTAGCTGTCGATGCGGTCGACCGCGCAGAAGAACGCGGACATCCGGCCGCCGGGCGGTTCGCCGCGCTCTAGCGCGGCAACGATTCCATCTTTGGATTTTTTGCGCAAGATGCGGCGCTGTCGGCGGTTGAGCGTGTAGGTCATGGTCTCGGCGGGGGCTATAAAATCCTCCAGCGGGTCGTCTATGGGGTCGCCATACTCGTCGAGCTTCGGTTCGTCGTTTCGGCGGTTCAGGTGCGGCTCCATAGCGGACAGCACCTCGACACCGTACTCGCGCCGCAGCCGCTCGCGTTCGATAATCATCTCGGTATAATCGGCGCGGCCGAACCGCGAAAGGTCACGTACGATGATATACCGGATGTTGGGATGTTCGCGGACGTAATCGAGCATCTTGAGGTAGCTTTCGTGCGAGAAGTATTCGGCGGTGACCCCGGATTCGTAGAAGTGTGCCTGCTCGTCGAGGGCAAGGTGGTCGGAATCGTCACAGAAGCGCCGCGCGGCTGCGATCTGCTCGTCGTACGTGTCCTGGCGGTCGGTGGAGACCCGGCCGTAGAAAACCGCGTTGGGGGTTTCAGTCATTGCCATGCTCCTGGTCGTAGCGCCGCGCGTCCTCTCTTTCCCGCTCTTCGGCTTCGCGGTTACGGCGTTCTATCCGCTTCTCGATCTGCTCAATGCGGTATTCCGTTGCTTTCTCAGATTGCGTCATAGGCCTGTCGGTTGGTGTACTGTCACCTAGATAGTCGCATATTGTAAAAAGGAAAATGATGATGAGTATGGCGAGTACTACATACCAGCCGATGATGGGCTTTTCGGGCTTGTCAGAGGCTTCCATGCGAGCGCGGGCATCGGCAATCAATTCGTCGCTTATACCGCTTTTCTTCATATGAGAGAGTATGGATTCCTCATGGGAATTCAATTGTCTTTTCTCCGTCATCATTCCATCCTTCTGAACGTCCTGACGCTGCCGACGACCGTTCCGAGTACCGCTCCGGGCGGGTCTTCGCCGTCGCGTATCACGAGCGGGCGGAAGCCCAAGTTCTGGCTTCCCGCCGGTGTCAGTGTAACTCCTTCGGCACCGGGCCAGTACCGGGCGACGTAGCTGTTTTTGGTATCAAAGGGCCGGAAGTAGACCCAACTGCCGCCCGCCGGGCTCGTTCGCGGCGAAACCGCGATAAGCTCGCTATCGTGAAAGTCGGGGGCAAGATGGTCTCCAGACACGAGCACGCCGAATATCTGGGCATCGTAGGTCAGCCAGGATGCCGGGATTTCCGCCCTCTGGATTTCATCGAGACCGGACAGCATCTCAAAGTCGTAGCCGTCTTCGAAGTCGGGCAGGACGGGCTGCGTTCGCCGGGGCATATCGATTATTCGCGGCACCAGCGCGAGGGAACCATGCGTCGGGGCGGTCATTATCCCGAATTCGACGCGCTGCTCTAGCCGTCGCAGCTTTTTCCCGAGTTCATCTACCGCTTCTCTGGACGCGGGTTCGCTCGTAACCCACAAGGAATCGGCATCGACGCCGAGCGCTTCGGCAATGCGGGCGGCGATGCGCGGCGGAGGATTTGAACGCCCCGTCGTGTACTGGGCAAGCCTTTCGCGGGAAACAGTATCGTCCGGCGTGCTGATTTCTTCGGCGAACTGGGTGCGGGTTTTGCCTGTACGGCCAAGCTCGCTCACTACAAGCAGGTAGTTGAATCTCCGTTTCACTGGCAATAGTTATAACACATAATGTTATTGCGCGCAAGTTATATGGTTTATTCAAGGTTGAGAACAAAAGGGGCTTGACAAGGCTAACAGCAGTCGTTATAATATTCTCTAACGGTGGAAGCGTCTGATATTACATTGAACGAAAATCCGCTGCGGAAGCGGCGGGAGGACCTCGGCCTTACTAGGGCTCAGCTCGTGAGACGCCTGGCCAGGGAGGGCGTTGAAGTCTCTGCGCAAGCTATCTACCACTGGGAAACGTACGCGGCGAAAGTTCCCGGCGACAAGCTGCCAGCGATCGAGCGCGCCCTGGAGCTTCCCGAAGGCACGCTCTACCACAAAATCTACGTAAAGGCTCACTGAAATGGGGAACACCAGAACTCAGATGCTTGGAAGGATGACTGCTGAAGAAATCGCTGACGCACTCACCGCGTCGGGCTTCGGTGTTTACGAGGGCGTGGAGGGCGAGATGTGCATTCTTACAGTCGACTCCGCGACATTGCCATTTTCGTTCACGCTGAAGATGCCAGTCACGTACAGGACTGAGGTTTACCGCCTGGGCTTGAGGGCTGTAAGGGAGATATGCGTCGTGGCGATTGACGCTCACAAGCCCAAGCAGCCGGGCACGCACGCTGCGGAGGGCGCTGGTGGCGGTTAGCGAGCGCGTAATCTACGGCGACGACGAGAACGCCCGGAAAGGCTTCCAGGATTTCATTCTCCGGGCAGCGGGCAAAATGCTCAACGACCGCCAAGCCGATGCCGATGCCGACAGCGAAACGATAAGCGAATTGCAGCCGGTGAGCTTCGAGAGGGTGGTTCGGCAGGCTCCCTTCGGTCTGAGCACTCAGGGTCGAAGACACCACGGGGAGGACGGCGAGTAGTGGAAAGGGCGCTGCAACAGGCTGTGGCAAATGAGCGCAGCAAAAGCGGAATCCTGAGCGTCTACGAGCAGGAGCGCGCGGAGTTTTTTGGCGAGATCAACTACTACCCGAACGAATGCCAGGAGCTAATTCACCGCACGGTTGATGAACACAGAAGGATTTACGTCGAGGCACCGCGCCGGAGCGGGCTGACTGTCGGACTGGTATTCGAAGCGCTCTGGCAGGCGCAGCGCGAAGCCGCCCAGGTCGTGCTCGTCGCGCCCAATTTCATCGTGCAGATGATTCACCGCCGGATGCTGCTCGAACTCGTCAACGAACGCGACCGGCTCTACTCCGAATTCCTGTCCTACAACCGCCACGAGGAAATACGTTTTACCGGCGGGCGCGCGATTATCTCAGTGACCGTGAGCACAATCAAGGGCTTGCTCGGACGGCCGCTTACGGCGGTGCTTTACGACGACGCCGAGCGGGGCAACGCCTGGCCGTGGACGGAACTGGAAAAGATACTCGCCAAAAACGACGGCTGCGCAATCGCAGCCTCACAAGCGCGCGGCGTGCCGGTATGGCTGCGCGATTGGATTGAAAGCGCGCATCCTCACGAAATCATCTATCCGGGGGAACGATGATGGACGAGACGAACGGTCAAACTAGCTACCCTTCCTCCTGGAATAAGCGGGGGGCGGCCGCAACTCCGCCTCCCGCCCTCCAGGGGGCTGCCCGCGAGGGCCGCAATCCGCGGACGGGGCAAGAGCTCTCGGAACACGGCGCGGTCGCAAACGCGCTCAGGACGCTCAGGCGGCGCGCGGTGCGCCAGCGGCTGGTGGACATCGCGCTGGTCGCGTTTTTGCTGCTGCTGGGCTTCCTGGCGGGCTTTACATTGAAATCCTGCGTGCAGACAGCAGCCCCCTTCGCCATAGTAGCGTGGGCTACGGAGGCTGAACACGCTAGGGATTTTCTCATTGGCACTCCGGTGGCATCGCAGTGCACGCCGGAGAACTCTCCAACAGCTGAGGAGTGGTGCGCGGGCATCATCGAGCGCTACGGCAAGGATCGCGGGAAGGAACACTCACGCGAAACCGCCCGCGCGGTCGTGGCTTGCGCGCCGCTCCTTGGCGACTATCTTGACTATCGCAAGGCGGTGTGCCTGCTGATGGCGTGCGTGTGGCAGGAGAGCACGTTTGACCCGCTGGCCTATGGGACATCGCGCGATAGCGGGCTGATGCAGCTCGTACCGAAGTGGCACGCCTGGCGGTTCGGCGGCGGCGACTGGCGCGACCCGATGGTGAATGTGCGCGCCGGAGCGGGGCTGCTGGCGGAGAAATTGACCGAATCGCGCGGGGACGTGTGGCTCGCGGTTAGCCGCTACAACGCGGGGCCTGGGTGCAATTACGTCAACGCGCACGCGCGCAAAGTGCGGGCGTACTTCAACAAGCTGCTCAAACTCTGGGACGACGCCGGGGTATCCCAGGACGAGCAATATATGGACCGGCTGTAGCCGGAAGGAGAAACGCATGGAAGAAACTAAGAAGATTACGCGGACTGATTTTTTCAAGGCGATAGGCTACGCGCCGCACGAAGGCCAGCAGGCCGTTCACGAAAGCGATGCGCGCTACCGGATCGTGACGTGCGGCCGGCGGGGGGGCAAGTCTAAGATGCTGGCCGCGGAAGCGGCTTTATTTTTAGTGGCCGGTGGGCGCGTACTGATCGTATCCGCTTATAAAACGATACTGGAAAGGCTGAAGCTGCGAATAGTCGAGTGCCTTGACGAGGCTAGGTCGCTGATCGGGAACACGGCTAATCTGAGATACCTGGTAGAGCGCGGCGCTGCGCTTGACACGGGCTTCCCTGATACCAGCCTAAGCGGCAGCAAGGGCTATGACCTGGTCGTGTCGAAGGAGCTCTGGCGGATTTCGGCCAATCCCGTAGGCGTGATTATCGCTCTGCTCACCGAGCGCGAGGGCTGCTGGCTCGAAGCGGGCACGCCGCCAATCAATCCGCCTGCGTGGTATCGACGGATAATCGCTAAGGCTGACGCTTCGGAGAAGAAATGGGCGAGGTTCGCCTGGGCTTCAAAAGCAAACCCTTCATTGCCAGACGATTTCATGGAGGAGATGGCCGTAGCGCTGGAGCCTGAAGTCGCTAAGGCTGAGCTTAGCGGCGAGATAGTGACAACCGACGTCTGACGACTGACCCGCCGGGGACGGGTAGCTGAACGCTGATATTTAGCCCTCCGTCGCTCCATCCTCCGAAGCAGGGCATCTGCGGAGGACGGGTGAAGCTATGGAGGGCAGGGGGCTGTAATGCGTGAGTTCAAAGACTGGTACGTCTGGCTGACATCCCATCCGAAGGCGGGCAAGTGGCTGCTGGGGCATTTCACTCAGAACTTCGTGGCCTGTGACATCGGGGTCGTTGATGCCAAGCTGAAGGTTTTCACGCTGCCGCTGAATAAGCTGCCCTACAACGCGGAAAGCGCGGCGGCCTGGATCAAGAAGAAGCTCACGCGCGAGAAGTGCGAGCGGGTGCTTGTTGATCTGGGATATACGCTGGTGGACACGGTATCTGCGGAAGTCTGCCAACTAAGAATAGAACCGCCGCCTTTGGATAAGCAATGGATGGCAGTTTACGACGGCGAGTCGCGCTGGGAAGTGGCGGTTCAGTGGGCGCTGGAAAAGTGGGAGAAGGCCCCTCCGTCGCATAAAGCTATGGAGGGCAGCCCTCCGTCGCGTGACGCTATGGAGGGCAAGGAGGGCAAGTGAGCAGGTATCCGGGCCTAAACGCTACCGACATCGAATACGTGGACTTTTCGCTCAATATCTACGTCGGCTGCCGGTGCGGCTGCCGGGACTTCGACGGGCGGCTTTACTGCTACGCGCGCCAGATCGTCGAGGAAAGCCCCTGGCGCGAGCGCCATCACTGGCCGAAGAAGTTCACCGACGTGTCGTGCTATCCAGAGCGCCTGCAGACGCTGCTGAAACTCGCGGGCTACAAGCGGCGCGACGGGCGGCGGGCGCGGATATTTTTATCCGATATGTGCGATATGTTCGCGCCCTGGACGCCGCAGTATCCGGTCAGTGTGCGCGACGTGATGCGCGCCATCCGCCAGGTGCCGCAGCACGACTTTTTGCTGCTCACGAAGTCCTACGAGCGGCTGGCGCACGTTGAGAGCACCTGCGGGGGCTTCCCCGAAAACGCGTGGGTCGGCGTCACCATCGATCGTGCGAGCGTGTGCCGGCCGGCGCTGCGCGCGCTGTCCGAAATACGCGCGGCGGTGAAGTGGGTATCGTTCGAGCCGCTGTTGGGCGATGCGCTTGGGGGCGACCCGCTTAGCGGCGTTGACTGGGCGGTTGTCGGCGCGCTTACCGGCCCGCACGGGTATTTGCCGGAAGCCGAGTGGCGGGGAAATATCCTGCGCAGTGCGGACGCTGCGGGCATCCGCGTTTTCGAAAAAGATAATTTGAAGCTGAAAGCTCCCCGCCGGGAGTTTCCCGCCGTCGCTCCATCCTCCGAAGCAGGGCATCTGCGGAGGACGGGTGAAGCTATGGCGGGCAAGCCCGCTGGTGCATGAGGACAGACACATGGCATTACTCAAAGAACCTAAACAGTTTGGCGGCGCGCCGACGTTCGACTACTACTTCAAGTGCGACGGCTGCGGCAAGGTGCATTATCCGGCCAACCAGTTCAAGCCGTCGCCGCCGCGCGGCTGGCTGGAGACGCGCAGTGCCGGCCCCTATGACGGGCTGATGCGGGTTCAGCACTACTGCGTGCAGTGCGTCAAGCGGATGGCGGAGGAAATGACACCGTGAGCGATGGACGGCAGATGAATCGGCGTTGTGGGCACTGCGGACGGACTATCAGACCGCTTGAGTTCCATATGGAATTCGGTTACTCGCTGGCGCCGCGCCCGCGAAGTTGCGCCGCTTATATGAAGATACCCGAAACGATTCTTTATCTCTGCCTTCCGTGCGTGGAGGAACTGAAAGTCCTGCACTGGGCGACAGCCAAATGGCTCGAAGAGAAGGAGATTGACGAGTTCTTTGACGACTGCCCGGTGCTGCCGATGCCGCCGAGCAAATTGAGTAAGGCGGAAAGGCTGAAGATGTACGCGGCTGCGCTGGATGGGGATGTGAGGCTTGAGATCGGACCGTTCGGACCGCAATTCGCGGCGAAGGAGACGAAGATGCTGATTATGAGTTTCGCGCACACGACCGAAGCGCTGTTGGCCGGGCGCAAGACGGTTACGCGGCGCTGCTGGAAGGACACGCACGCGGCGAAGTTCACGCCCGGGACATTAGTTGCCGCCTGGGATCACCTGCCGCATCGGAAGTTTGCGGGCAGTCCAAACCGTAAGCCCCGCCGGATTGCGACCATAAGGATCGTCAGCGTCCGCTACGAGCGCATAGACGCGATAACCGACGACGACGTGGCGCGCGAGGGCTTCCCGAGCAAGGACGCGAAGTGGTTCATCGAGCGGTTCCGGAGCATCGTGGGCAAGCGCAAGACTTCGCCCACGCACTGCTACCGCGTGGAATTTGAGGTTGTTGACAAGGGGGAAGGAGAGGACAATGAATGAACCCGCGAAAGGTTGGTGCTTGAAAAACACCAACGCAGGATGCCTCATCGTGCATACAACAGATAGCACAAGGACGGCCTCTATCACTAGGCTGGTTGGTAACGATGATGTTGGCCAAAACACGCGCAGCAAACGATGGCGATGGTGGCGCAGGAAGGGATGCCGCGCTGTCCGCGTGGAGATACGCGAGGTGCAAGATGACTAACCTACACGACCGGCTGACGGCGCTGCTGACCGCGAACCCTGATGTGGCGGAGCGCTTGGAAACAGCGAGAGGATTTCCCGCAGGCACTTACAAGAGGACACCAGAGGCCTTATATTCGTTGGCTGATTATTTCCTATGTGAGCAGCCCACCGACTGCTTCTTCGCAGCACTGGGGCGGGTGGCGGATGTGCTGACCAAGCCTGGGGCTGGCGTAACAAAGCGCACGGACGTTGTTCCGTGGCATCCGCAAGAGACGCGAGTTTATGTTCGCTTCGTTGGCGAAAACCGTAACTACGAAATACCTGGACTGTCCGAAGGGTGGGGCGCCGACGAGAGGTCTGCAAACCAAGTCCTGTGGGTGGCGCTGCTAGAGCGGGGCTGTAAGAAGTGTGAGCGGTGTTCTGGTATCGGCAAGATACTGGTGGTCGGGAAAGACCAGCCGGAACTCACGCACGAGGAACCATGCCCCACCTGCAACGGCAGCGGCAAGGCGCATCCCGACGCCGACGAACTACTGGACGCGCTGGTGGGGGGTAAAGGAACATCCAATGATTGAACTTACGTGGCAAGAGCTTTTTGGGATTGTGATGTGGAGTTTCATTGCGGGAATGTTTACGATGTGGATGATGTATGCACGCTTGGACAAGCCTCACGGGGGCAAAGGAGACGATGATGACTGATGGAATATCACAGGGCATAGCTGACGAGGGCGCGAGGGCTGACCGTGCTGCTCTCAAGTTGCTGAAAGAGAACAACGCCCAACTCCGCGCGGACAATGAGCGCTTGCGGGGGCAACGCGACGGGCTAGAAGTCTTATGCACGCTCGCTGAGATGATGTTTTCCAGCATCCAGATAGTTGAAAACGATGGCTGTGCGGACTTTATAACGCCTGAATATATGCACGATTGCAGGCATACTTTCACGGACGGCCTACGGTATTTCTCGCCCGACTGGGGTGCTGGCAAGGGAATGACCATACCACAGGCTGTTGAATGGCTAAAAGCCCGCGCCGCTGTGGAGGGGGGCAAGTGAAAGCTACGGTTATGCGACGGATCGAGAAGCGGCTGCAGGGCATCGAAACGCAGCTTGAGTGCATCGCGGGTCTGATGGAGATGAAACCGCATAAATGCCTGAAGTGCAACGGAACGGGCGTTGAGACGTACCGAGATATAGGAGGCCCGCACGAAAGATATTGCTCCGCGTGCGGCGGTGCCGGGAAAATCTGGCGGAAGCCTGAGACAGACGAAGGGGGCGGGGAGTGAGGGGGTTCTTCGCCGTCGGTGTCTGGGAGCCGAAGTTCGGCGCGAACATGGGGACGCTCGTGCGCTCGGCGTACGCGTTCGGCGCGGCTTACGTTTTCACTGTGGGAAAGCGCTACCGGCACCATCCGGCGGACACGGGCAAGGCCACAAAGCACATGCCGCTGTTTCACTACGCGGGTTTGGGCGAACTGCTGCTCGATTTGCCGGACGGCGCGCAGCTCGTGGGCGTGGAGCGCGACCCTGAAGCCTGGCCGCTGCCCGCCTTCACGCATCCGGAGCGGGCGGTCTACCTGCTGGGCGGCGAGGATCGGACGCTGCCGCGCGACTTCCTGTTCGAGAGCTGCCAGGAGATGGTGAGCATCGATACCCGGCAGTGCCTGAATCTGGCTACCGCCGGGTCGATTGTGATGTACGACCGATGGCTGAAGCGCACGCTTGTGCGCAAAGGAGACGGACGTGATTAGCATACTCATCACGATAGCTGCGATCCTGGGGATATTTTCTATCTGGGCGGGCAGGTGCTGGTACGACTGGCGGGCAGCGGCTAAGGACGCCGACCGGAAGGCTGAAGGGCTGGAGAGCCAGCTTATGGGCAAGCAAGGCGAGCTTCGGACCGCGAACGGCGTAAAAGAGCGTCAGCGCAAGGAGTTGGGCGAACTCAAGGAAAACGTGACGCTCCAGGAGAGGGAGCGGACGCGGCTGGCTTACTACCTGCAAATTCAGCACCTGGGCGACTACCCGTACACGTGCGAGAAGCACGGTCACATAATGCTGCTGCCGCTGCTGATGCCCGACGGGACGGTGAAGTGGGTATGCCCGATGGACCGCTGCGGGTACGTCAAGTCCTACGATCCGGTGACGCGCGGGCATAAAGCTACGCGGCCGGCGGGCTACGACAGACGGCGCTTCGAAGCGCTGCGGAAGCTGGGCCCGCCGTCGCACAAAGCTATGGCGGGCAAGGGGGAGAAATAATGTTGGCGTATGAACGAAGTGGAACGTGTGACGGCTGCGGCTGCGCGCTTCAGGGCGGCGACACGGTGTATTGCCGTGCGTGTCTGGATGGCTACCTGAAGGACGAGACAGAGAAGCCGCAGGAGGCGGCGGCTCGTAATCATTACCAGTTCGCCTGCCAGACTGGCGATATGGGGCAGGGCGGCTTTCATCCGCTCACGTGCGCCGGTGGCGGTGGAGAACACAGCGGAGTCTGTCTTGTGTTCGTGGATGGGCGCTGGCGCTGTCCGGTTCAGGGCTGCCAGCACACGCAAGAACCGTTCGAGCCGTGGGAAGCTGCGCGGCGAAGATATGAAGCCCGCGAGGGCAAAGGAGACGGCGATGGCAAGTGATATGAAGCTAATCACGGTTGACGAAATC